TTTTTGATACTGATAGAGACGATTAACGAAAAATGAGGAGGATTTAAAATGACTGATGAGCATAAAAAACAATGGGAAAATGAATTGGATTACTACCATTTAATGAATGTTGAGACTGGTTATTCAATAGTTATCAATAGACATTCTAAAATGAAACATTTATGCGGCTATGTAAGCCTAGCTGCACACCATCCTTTATATAATAAGGACCACATGGAAAATGATGTTTTTGATAAATTTGACGTACACGGCGGGGTTACTTTTACTGGTATATTGGATGGTGAGCATAATAGTAATGATAAATTAAAACTATTTCTGGTGGGTTTTGATTGTGCGCACGCTGGTGATTTTATACCTCATATGAGTGAAGAATTAAGAAAAGATAAACTCGAAGTATGTGGTGATGAAGTATACAGGGATATTAATTATGTTATAACTGAATGTATTAAGCTAGCTAGGCAACTTAAAAGTATGGAGGGTTAAATGAATATAATTGAAGCGGTAAAAGCAACAATGAACGGTAATAAGGTATATAGGAATATACAGGTAGATAACAAACTTTTAATTACGAAAATGATTCCTTTTGATGTGGATTTAAATAAAGAAAAGTTTACAACAGAAGATATATTAGCTGATGATTGGCAAATAATGGGATGCAAGGAAAATAATAACGTGATTATATTTAATAGAAGATTTGTAGAAATAACAATGGAAGAGGATTTGCAACCTAAATATGAAATGAGGGTGATAGATAATGACAATGAGATTTATAAAGAATTAAAATTCACAAGCTTAACTGATTTTCATTTATTCCTGAATTCAGATCATTATGACGAGATAGTACATGCTACGGACGATGAGATACAGGTTATAAAGATTGATACGAATGAGATTATTTTTAGCAGTAAGGCCGATGATTAACAATAAATGAGGACTGAAATGAATACTGAACTTGAAAACAGAATCGTAGAATTGGTAACTGACAACTGGCGGGATAAGGAAGTAGATACCTACCTTACTAAGTTGCGTTTAATGTTAACTGAATATTATGGAGCAATAAAATGATAAGCTATGAAAAAGGCAGGAATAAGAAAATCACAATCTCAATATTACCTGATAATAAATTCAAATTAAGGAAAACCAATCTTGATATAGATGAAGTTATTGAGCTTTTAACAATAAACATGGCAGCTTTTGTTGCTGAGAATACAACTGAAAAGCAGAGAGATAATATTATGGAGGAGCTTAAACGTAGTATGGAGTGGTATGTTATGAAAAACCTTAGCAGAGAGGCAATATTATGAGAAATTTTATAACAGCTGCTATAATCGTAATTCTACCGATAATGGCTTTTGCAAATACATTAAGCGAGATAAATGAACTTATGGATAGGATCAAGGCCAATAGTAAAGCGTACAGAGTTATCTGTTATGCACACCAGAGACATGTAAAAGCAAATGGCTTTACGTTAGGCGCACTGGATATCAATAACAGGGACGAATACTGCGTGTTTCTTAAAGAGGAAATCGAAAACGATATTGACAAGGTTTTGAAATTAAGAGGTAAAAAATGATCTGGTTTATTATACTAATCATTATAGTTGTATTGAATAATAACAATTAGTTATGGCACTTAAAATATTAGTCATTGGTATTATAATAATGCTAATGGTAATAGCAGGCACTTTTATAATGACAATTATTTATGATAGAGAGGAGGAATGAACGAAATATATAAACAATACGGGGATGCGATAGAACTTTATAAACAATACGAGGATGCGGTAGAACTTATCGTTAACGTCTCGGTTAGATTAATGCTCCATAATAAACATATAACGAGCCCTGAGCACGAATGGTTATGTTTTAATAACCAGCTTGAGCTTATAAGAAATAATGTAATGGAGAGATTGGAGCGGGAGGATTATTTTAAATGAGCGATAATGATAAGGGTTTAATTATAATGTGGTCAGTAATATCAGTTATTATCTCATTCATCCTCGGTTTTGCTATAGGTACACCTAATTATCAATTTAGTGAGAATGTAAGAGCTAAATTACAACAGGATGCAAAGAATAATTACAGAACCGATCACGAACAGATAAGATTTATCATAGATAACTATTATAGCGAGGATAAAAAATAAATGCTTTCATATTTACCGATTTTTGACCCTTTAAGTAAAGAAAAACAGGAATTTTTAATTGAAAATAAAGTTAGAATATTAGGTTTTAAATTAAAAAATGAAGTTATTTGCGCTAAGGATAATAGGCGAAGAAGAATACAAGGTATAAAAAACATGTATTCTATACTACGTCCCGGTCTCATTATAGTTAAAAGTAGAATGGATAGTTTAATAGATATAAAGAACAATGAGGACTAAATGGATATTATAACAAGATTTATAGAAAAACTGATCTATCGTAATAAAAAGGCAGTTATAAATGTACAGAACGGCGATAAATCAAGAATTGTAGCTTTTAATTTGACTCCGAGTGAACAAATGATTGTAGCTACTATTACACTTGGTTTGATTATGGATGAACATAATAAGCGTAATAACGCAAGTTATAAGGATAAAGCGGAAGTTGTAGAGGAAATTATTAACAGGCTATGTGAAATAGTAGGGGTTGATATCAAGATAGACACAAGTGGTAAACATTACAGTATTTATAGAAAGACTGGTCTATAGGAATATTATTTTAAGGAGGATTAAAAATGGCAAGAAACAATGATTTTATAAAAAATATTGATAAGCATGTTGGCGCTAGGATACATGACTTTAGAATAGAAAAAGGATTAAGCCGTCAGATGCTAGCAACTAAAGTAGGTATTACGCATCAGCAGCTAGCTAAATATGAACATGGTGTTAATAGAATATCCGTAGGTAGACTACTTTTAATATGTAAGGAACTAAATAAACACATAACTTCTTTTGTTGAGAGTTATGATGATATTAAAAACCATGACATAGTACTTGCTAAAGAACGTATAACAATGGAATTGGTGCGATCATTTAACAGTATAGGTGATGAGAAAATAAAAGAGGCTATAAACAATTTAACAAGAATAATAAGTAAATAAACAATCAAAAAAAGGATTAAAATTATGGATTACGATAATAAAATTACTGTTAAAGTTTTAACAGTAATATTCACATTATTTATATTATTTTTAATGTGTGTAAACAGAATATCACCGGGACAAGTAGGTGTAATTGTTAACTTACTTGGTAATGAGAAAGGAGTAGAACCTGAAACAATGGGTGTAGGAATTAATTTTACTGCTCCTTGGAAAAATGTATATGTATTCCCTACTTATGATCAAAACCATGTTTGGGAAGATATAAAATTTCAAACACAGGAAGGTTTACATGTATCATCTAGTATAGGTATTACGTTTTCACTAGAAGGGGATAAAATACCAATTCTTTTTGCTAAATATAGAAAAGGAATAGAAGAAATCACAGATATATTTATTAAAAATAATGTTCGAGATGCTATTAATGTTGTTGCTTCAAAAATGAAAGTTGAAGATTTGTATGGTGAGAAAAAAGAAGAGTTTTTTTATAATGTTAAAAAGATTTTATCAGAGGAATTAATACAGATAGGTTTTAATATACATAAAGTATATATCATTGGTAATTTTGATGTTCCCTCTCTTGTTACAGAAGCTTTAAATAGAAAAATTGAAGCTATACAAAGAGCTGAGCAAAGAGAAAATGAGCTAAGAGAAGCAGAAGCGGAAGCTAAAAAGCAAATTGCCAAAGCTAAGGGTGAAGCGCAAAGTAAGATTGTTGCAGCAACAGCTGATGCGGAAGCTAATGAGAAATTGTCGAAATCCATTACTAAGAAATTGATACAATTAAAGTTCTTGGAAAAATGGAACGGTATATTACCTAAAGTCAGTTCAAATAATGACTTTATTTTGGATTTAAAATCAATGGAGGATTAAATTGAAAATGAGTGATATAGAAATGGTATTTTTAATGCAAACTATACCAATGATTATAGGTATAATAGCATTAGTTGTAATAGTTATAAAAGAATTCAGGGACTAAAAATGAGCAAAAAAGAACTATTAAAGGATTTAGCAAAGCTAGCCGAGAAAAACGGCATGAAGAGAATACTTGTTATCAGTGATAAAGGTATTGCATATGAAAATGTTACTAATGAAACACTTAATGACCTTATGCTAGGTGTTAATTATGTTATGTACGGCATGGTCGGTGATGGTAAACTTAACGTTGAGGATATACCGAGTATAATTACTGAATATGGCAAAATAATTCAGGGTAATATTAAAAATAGTATAAATTCAGAAAAACTTAAGAATATGTTTAAAAATTAATAACAATGTTGGATTTTAAAAATATAGTGAAGATGGAACAGAAAATATTAATAAAAATTATAGACGATGAACGTTACATTAAAGTACAGAATGTTGCATATGATCAGATAATAGAACAACTAGCAGACTCTTTATGTGATATGTTGGATGGATACGTTAAGCCGTTTCCGTTTAGAGACGGTACAATTTTAAACTCAAAAATAGATAAGATAATAGAGAAAATTAATGAGAAAAGAATATTGGCAGACTAGGGATAATTCTTTTATTGAGATATCAGAAATGAGCGATAATTACTTATTAAGACTTTATGAGGATAATAAATGCTCTGTTTTGAAGAATGAACTGGAACGTAGAAAATTGATACCTTTAGAAGAAATTATGGATTTGAAAGAGCAGGGATATATTAATACAGGAATTAAAATAGATGAGTGAAGTTATAAAAGAACCTAAAACAGTATGGTTGTGTTATGAAAACCCCTTTAAACGTCAGTGGCTAGTTCATGACGGTAATAATAATTTTAGTATAATGACTCAAGTAGAAATTGAAGATAATAAAGAGGCTTATGTTTTTAAAAAGGATAAATTAATAAATTCACATATCAGGTTTTTACTATCTAAAGGTTTTGATTTTAGGGAAGTAATGGGTTTTCTGCCAATGATGATAGAATTAACTAAGAATTTGACTGATGAAGAAATTATTACAAAAAAGGAGGAGTAAGAATGACAATGAGTAATACATTTGAAATTGTACAATTTATTAATCCATTAATGAAAAGATATGTAACCAAACAAAATTATATAGTTTGTTTTAGCTATAAAAATTGTTTCTCTTCCATTCCAAATTGGTTAGAGGAACTTATTTATGATGGACTTATTAGGTTTGAATATAATAATGATATGGAAAAGGAACTTAACGTTGAATACGAAAATATTAAGTATCTTACATTAAATAACCAAAAAATATATTTATACGATTATATAGTTAAATATGAAAATGACGATAAGATATACATTAAAAGAAACGGCTAAATAGGAGGACTAAAAATGAACACAATGACTAATATACAAAACGCTCCGATACCAGAATATCTAGTACAGATAGTTAGTAATAGTGTTGAAACATTGGAAAAATACGGCATGGAAGTTTTATTTGATAAATATCCGCAATGGTTTAAAAATGCTATAGATAATTATAAAATTAAAATACATGTAATTGAAACGGAAATATTTTTTAAAGTTGTAAATTTAAATGGTCAGGAGGTAAATGTTTTTGTTAATGATTGTATTGGAAAATCAGACGTAGAGGGGGAAGTATACCCATGGTTTTATGAAGGATTAAATGAAAGACATTATCTAGATTATGGTTTAGATAATTTAATAATTACAAAAAAAGGAGGACTAAAAATGAACATATCAGAAGCACTGAAATTACTACAGGACGGCAAAAAGATTTATCACGAAATTACGCCTTATGTAATATATCAATTAATAGATGATGAATTAAAAATGTATCGTAAATATGACGATTGTGAACATTTTGTATTAGTTGATATTGATAATATTATAAAGATAAATTGTAAAACAATGCTCAATGGTTGGTATCATAGAATAGAACCTATACCTATAAATTTTAATGTGGCTAAGGAATTTTACAAAAAAGGAAAAAAAATAAGTAGAATAGGGAAAAATAAATGTTTTAATAAACCTCATTTATCATCATTTTTGGTAACTTTAGAGGATATAGAAGCTAATGATTGGGAGGTGATTGAATGAGAGAAACTTTAAATTGCCACGAATGTGGTAAGGAATACTACGCAGATGAGCTTATACCAATCGATGATGACAAAGATGTCTATTACTGCGATTGTGGCTATGAGAATTTATATATTTAAAGAAGAGGTAATAAAATGAACATAGTTGAAGCATTTAACAAAATAATACAGAATCCGGAATTGAAAGTTAAACTGGGTGAGAGAAAATTTTGTGTAATAGATGGTGAGTTATATAGCAAATTTAGAAGCCAGCCCTATAGATATATTAGTGTTGCTGAGAGTAAATTTAGTTGTGAAGAGGTAATGTCATCTGAGTGGGAGGTAACAGAATGAATATAGTTGAAGCGTTTACCAGATTAAAACAGGATACAAGATTGATTGTAGAACATAAAGCAAGCAGATTTATTATACTTGATGGTAAAATGTATTGTAGAATTAACAATGATTCATACGAACATGTTGATTTCGCCGATGATGTTTTCACTTTTGAGGAAATACTATCTAATCAATGGGAGGTATTGGGATAGGCCATGAGAATTTATATATTTAAAGAAGAGATAATACAATGAACATAATTGAAGCATTTAAGTCAGGTGATAAAAAAATAAGACGTAAAATTTGGACTGAAGATATTTATATGTTTTCTTCACAAAGTAGTATGTTTCACGCTGAAGATATATTAGCTGATGATTGGGAAGTATGTGATAATAGACTTAATAGAAAGATACCTGCTCCATTAACCCCTTATGGTGAAATACAGAATTTAAGGCAGATATTAAGAGAATGTTTAAGAGAGTATCAATTAGTTTATAACTATTACGATTGTAGTTATGAAGATGATGGTTCTGATGTTAAATATTATTTGAACTATCTGGATAATGAAATAAAGGATAATTTAAAGAAATTAAGGGAACAACTGGAAAAATTTGAGGAGTAAATGAATATAATTGAATGTATAAAACTTTTTATTGAGAACGATATTAAGAAGTTTGAAAGACGAAATAATACTAAAATTGATTTAAGTGATATTGATAGATTTGACGACTATTCTTTTGAAAATATATTTTCAGAGATAAAAGATATTGAAATAGAAGATTTTACTTCTTCCGATTGGGAAGTATCACGTGTTGAAATGGATGAGACAGAAGAAAAGATTATATTGGATTTAATTAAAGACCCGCTTAATGATTATTTAACTGTAGAAGAATTAAAAAAGATAACAAGAGATACATGTACGTTAAGAATGATTGAAAGGGATATAGTAAAATGAAAACTTACAAGCTTAAAGAATTTTTAGAATTACCAGTAGGAACTATTTTTTATGAATTTATGGGTCATAGTATGTATATTAAACAAGATTCAATAATAGAAGATGATTACTTGGATTTTTATTATATAGAACTTTTTGACAATATAGATAATAAAAAACGAAGATACGGAAGTCCTGAGCTCGATGATGAATTCGATGTGTTGGAAAAAGAAGATTTATTACATCTTAAAGGTCATATCGATAATACTTTAAATAAAGAGAGTAAATGATTGAAGAGGATCAAAATGATAAATGCCAGAGAAGAATTTTTAAAACATATGGACGAGGTAATGGTTATAAAATGTCCGATTATACCAGCTATTTATAGTGCTATTATAGTTGATAATAGGAAAATTGCATCAAAATGTGCATATGATATATCCACATACACAGAATGGGGGGATTTTGTAATTCATAACTTACCGCCAAGAATTGATACAGAAGATAAGGATATGTTTGATAATTTTTTAGGTAAGCTTGATTTTGAGTACGATAATACAACAAGAATAGTAGGAGCTATCGGTGGTTATATTTGGTATGCAAACGATGGTGGATGGTCAGAACGAGTTACTATAGGAGGTATTGATATGTGGAAATATAAAGAAAAACCATCATATGAAAAAGTACTTGCTCGGCTTGAAAAAGATATAAAGAAAGAGGATTAAATGAAAGCAAGAAAAATTGAAGTAGACGATATAGAGCATGATGGTTTATGTACCAAGTGTGATACATATATAAACGAGCCTATAATCATTAGAATTGGTAGCGGTTTATATGAGAGTAACTTATGCAAACCTTGTATGGGTAAAACTTATTTAAAAGGAATTAATCCCGTATAAACATTATAATATGGGAGTATATATGGTAAAACCTAAAGGGCGAATACAACAACCAATTGATAAGGACAGGAAATTTGTAACAGTTAAACTGCTTACTAAAACAACTGACCTGTTAGAAAGAATAGCTAGAGTAGAAAATATAACACGTAGTTATTTAGTAAGTAACATTATCGATGAATACTTGAAGACATACGATATTAAATTACTAGATGAAAGGGAACGAGTTAAGAATACTAATCTTTAAAATTAAACAACAAGGAGGACTATTATGGGCGGAGGAATACCACAAGGAAGAAAATCATTTACTAAAATAAAAAATTTTACTGAAAAAGATCAGGTCAGGATTAAATACTCTCTTTTAGGTAAGGAAAAGAAACTGATGCTCTCTGTTTATATAGGTAAGGATGTATATAATCAGCTGACAGACGGCAAGGAATATAAAAGACTGAATACAACATATATACCCGGTGATATGGTCGTAATTAATCCAACTAATGATGATAAGGGACTAATACATAGATATAATGGTAGCGGGATGTTTAAAACTACCTGTGTTAGAATCAGTTTAGGAAAAATGAAGGGTTTAAAATTAAGCAAACGTGATTTTATAAATAGGGTAGTTGAATATAGCATACTCTATGGGGGTATTGATGAACCATCTAATGCGTTAAGAATTGATATTAGTAATAGTAAAAAAATCAGATTTACTGTTAAACCTCAAGAGAAGTTGGACGCTGATAAAAAACAGGTATTCAATACTTACGAAGATACTAACTTAGGTTATTTGAGTAAGCCATATATTGAAAAAGAAAGGTATTGTTCTCAATTAATTACTCCTTTAGGTGAGAGGGTATTAGGACCAAGTGAAGAAACAATATTAACGAATACAAAAGCTGATAAAAAACCTGATAAGAGTACTTATATCCCTAGAATGGATCATAAGCTTGATGAAATACAAGAGAAACAGGAATATATAGCAAAACAAGTAAAAGATTTTAATAATACCAATCATGATATCAGTTATAGATTAAGTTTACTTTTACAGGAGTTAGAAAAAAATAAAGAAAAAATATATGAACCAATAGATACTAATAAAAGAATGGCTATGTTAGAAATACGTTTCAATAGGCTTGAAAAAATGGTTGAAGAAATCAACGATAAAATAAAAACAAATAATGATAAAAGTTTATTTGAAAAAATATTTGGAAAATAGTATAATAATTACCGGATCAGTAAAGACAAAACCTCTTAAGTTAACTCTTAAGAGGTTTTTTTATACCCACAATTCACAAAGTTATCCACAAAATCATAATTATTAATCTAAATTAATTAACAGTTAATAACTAAATATATTTTTAACTTTATTCTTTACTTGTAATTATGATTCGTGTATAAAGTTCAAATTATTTATTCATTTAACAAAAGATATGAGAAGAATACTTATTGAAGTTGACGATGATTTAACAGAGCTTATTGATAAAGAAGCACGAGATAGTCAACGTACTAGAAAATCACAGGTAACTTTTATTGTTAAAAGTTATTACAAACAGGGATTAACTAAAATTGAAAAAGATAAAGGCACTTTAACAGAAGACAGTTTCAAGTATTAACATTTAAGGGAGGACTAATTAAATGAAAATAAATGACGCAATAAGATTTATTTACAATAATCGTTTCAATATCATTACAAGAGAAAATAGCGATTATATGATCATGAAAATACAGGATAAACTGTATAAATATTATCAAGCATATGATAAACCCGGTGTTACCTTTACTGATAAATTAGAACCTTACTCATTGGTAAATGAGATAGAGGATAGCCAGTTTAATGATTGGATAGTAATAAGGTAGGTTATGGAATTAATAGGACCTGTAATAAACTTTTTAATATGGATAGGTTTATTTTATTTTTCGATATATAGGCAAAGGAAAAGATACGAAAAAATAATAGCAGGTATGCAGGATGATATCAGCAGAAGAGAGTTTGAAATTGAATTGAAAATGAGAAAAATAAATGAGCGGGAAAGAATAGAAGAAAGAGACACTTAAATTAAGGTTGTTTGCAGCTTTCATAATAGCTGTATTATTAACGAGTGGTTATTTCATGGTTAAAAATAAAAAAGAAAGTAGCATGGATAATATTATTCGTTTAAAACTGCATCACTAAACAATATCTCTACCTTAATTTATTTAAAACTTAACAATGAAAAAGTACTGTATCAGTTTTTTCAACAACTGCACTGATGTTATAGCTAGCCGAGAGGAGTTAAGTTTTGAAGAGATTTTAAATTACTTTAATAAAGTATTTACAAAACCTTTTACTACTAAAAATAATTTAGGAGCTATGGTCTGTGGCTCTTTTAAGGATAATAAAAGGTCAGGTGAGAACTTGATATCACGTAGTATTCTCACCTTTGACCTTGATGACTACGAAGAGGATTTTGATAGTTTAAAGAATGAGATTGAAACAAGCCTTGGCAATTATACTTACATTTATTACAGCACTAGTAGCAGTACTCTAATTAAGCCAAGAGCTAGAATATTACTTTTTATTGATAGGGATGTAGACAGAGCTAGCTATGGTAACTTGGGAAGAACAATAGCGGCTAAATTATTTTCACATAAACTTTTAAGAGCTATTAGTGATGATTCCAGTTTTACCCCTTCTCAACTCATGTATTTACCAAATAAGGTAAATGATGAGTTTAGAAGGGGTAAAAATGTAAAAGAGCTTATAAAGGTTGATGAGTATATCGTTGTTAAAGAGGAAATTAAGAAAGAAGATGAAGAAACAAGAGAGCTTATTGTCTGGAGTAATAATCTACCTTTACCTAACGTAACAAGAGAAATAGTAATAGAGACTCTTGGTAACTACGATTGCAATGAGACTGATTATAAGGAATGGTTAAAAGTAGCTCAGGCTCTTCATCATCAGTTTGAAGGATCAGAAGAAGGACTTGAGATATTTACTAACTGGAGTTTAACTGATACCAGATATACAAAAGAACATATAATAGCGGTATGTAGGGATAAATATAAGAGTATAAAAGGAGGTGGACAGAAACCCGTTACTTTTGCGTCAGTTATAAAACTTGCCAACGTAAAAAAAAACCTTCCTGTAAAGATTTATAAAAATTCAAGTCTGTTACTGGAAATAAATGAAGACTTATTTATTGATTACAAGTCAAGATTTACAGCCAAAGGACGTGAAATAAAAACCATCAAGAATACTTATGAAAATTTTGAAATTATGTGTGAGCATTACAAGATCAAGATTTCATATGACATTATAACAAAACGCAATTTATCTACGATGTTTGAATTTGAAGACGATAATTTATTAACAACTGAGATAGAATCTTTAATGATCAGGAATAATCTTGATTCAGGTAGAGCGGCTAAATATGTTCATATGATAGCTCAGAAGAATAAGATAAACAGTTTTAAGAATGTACTGGATGCTGTTATTTGGGATGGGAAATCAAGGTTTGATGAATTTGCTGAGACAGTAATTGTTAACCCGATTTATGATTCAATAAAAAAGTTATACTTAAAAAAATGGATGCAGCAATTGATATATTTATCCCATGCTGACAAAGAGGATCGTAAGATAGGCAGGTACATCCTGGTATTTCAAGGTGAACAGGAAATGGGGAAATCTACATGGGTTAGATCATTATTACCCGTCAGACTTAAAAATTATATTAGTGAGGGTCTTAGTTTAAACGTTAATGATAGCATGTCGGTTTTAAGCTGTATCAGACATCTGATTGTTGAGCTAGGGGAGCTTGAGAGATCGTTTAAAAAAACTGATATTAATGACTTTAAAGCATTTTTTGGTAGAACTAAGGATGAACTTAACATTAAGTACTTACCTTTTCCTGTTAGTTATCCAAGAACAACCAGCTTTATTGGATCAATTAATGATGAAGAATTTTTAAAAGACAGGACAGGGTCAACAAGATTTTTAATCATACCGACTAAAAGGCTTAATGGTTACCATGACATAGATATGTTGCAGCTGTTTAAGGAAATAAGAGAGACTACTGATTATATTAATTTTGAATTAAGTGATGATGAGAAAGTATTGCAGAAAGAACATAATAAGATGTTTGAAGTTCCTGATATTCTGGAAGAAGTTTTTTTAGATCATTATGACCTCAATGTTGATAAAGAAGTTTGTGATTATTATTCAGCAATGCAGGTACTAGAGCAACTAGGATATAGAAAGCAGGATATAAATAATGCTCGAAGAATGGACATAGGGAGAATAATGAGAAAATATAAATGTCATAGAAATACTAAAACTAAAAAATGGTTATTAAAAATTAAAGAAAAGGATCAGAATGTATCTACCCAATAAATCAAAAATAGAGGTTGAAATAGTCAACAGATATTTAAGCAATAAAATAAATTTACTGGAAAAAGAAGTAGCACTTAATATTGTTCTATCTTTCACAAAAAGTGAAACTGACTTGAACGAAAGAGAAATAATGCTGTTTCAACAATTGGCGTTAGTATCTGCTGAGACACTTGTTGATTTTATGATCGATTATGGTCGCTCTAATTTTAATAGTGATAAACTAAAATCAGAAGAATTAAGCTTGCTAACTAAAGCAGCTTTAATACAAAGAGAAAGATTAGAAGAGGAACAGAAATAATGAGTAAAACACATTCACCTATTAGCCCGTCCAACTTTGAGCGAAGGATGCTCTGCCCCGGTAGCCTTAATGCCGAAAAAGGGTTACCTTACACAACGTCTGTTTATGCTGAAACGGGTACTATGCTCCATGAGATGGTTAATAAATATATAACTGACGATTATTTTATTACATCTCTTAATTTAACTGAAGATCAGCAGAATGCTGTAAGTAATGCGGGTAATTATTATCTTGAGCTTAAAAATTCAAATCTTCAGGTTGTAAAGGAAATTCATGAGCAGACATTTTCTCTTGATTTCCTAATGCCCGGGATGCAAGGAACAGCTGATAGTGTTCTTATTCTATATGATAAGGAAAAAAACAGATGCCAGATTCACGTAATAGACTATAAATTTGGTCAGGGAGTCGCTGTAAAAGCTCAGGATAATTACCAACTGATGTTATATGCTCTTGGTGTTTACATGCACCCTGAGATCAGTAACGTGGTTAAATACTATTGTAATCTCGGAAGTAATCAGCAGCCATTTAGGTTTACAACAGCACATCTGCATATTGTCCAGCCATATCTTGAGAATAGTAGATGGGATTTAAGCGACGAGCAGCTTACCTCCTTAATAACCGGCTCTAGAATGCAGCTTATTAAAACGGCTATTGTTAACGCACAGGAAGAGAATGCTGTTCGTATACCATCAACTAAAGCATGTCAATTCTGTAAGGCCAAACCTACATGTTACGCTTTAAATAGTTTAGTACCGACTGTTAATAATAAGGATAGTAAGGAGTTGGTAGCAGCTAAGGTAAGACTACTTGGCGATGAAGAACTAGGGAGGATTTATGATAATAAAGACCTTATAAAAACCTATCTTACATCGGTTGAAGAGTATATAAAGGAAAAGTTAGAAACAGGTGAATTTCTTAACTATAAATTAATGCCTAAAATGTCCAATCGTAAATGGATGGATGAAGCAGAATCTGTTTTAAGAGATAAACTTGGCGAAGACGCTTATGAGAAAAAGCTTATAGGTATCGGTAGAGCTGAAAAATTGATTGGCAAGGATGAGGTTAATCGTCTTACCAAGAAAGAATTAGGTGAAAATCAGATAGTTAAACTTGATTACTCAATAGAAAAATATTTATAAATTAAAAAAGGTAAAATTATTATGAACTCAGAAAAAATATTGCTTTCAAACGTTAGATTAAGTTTTCCTCATTTATTTGAGAAACAACCACTTGATAATCTTTATATAACTACAGAAGAAAAAAGAAAATACGTAGCTACTTTCCTATTATCCAAAGATGATATTAAACATCAGGAGTTAGTTAAGGATATTAACGAAAAAGTTAATAAAATGATCAAGGATATCAAGATTAAAGGTAATGGTATCGATATAGTTAAGGACGGGGATGAGGAATACGGGCTCATTGATGATTCGACTGAAGAAGGTAAGAAAAGAAAAGAAAGGTCAGAATATAAAAGAGGTCATTATATAATCACAGCTGCCAATAAATTACCTCCTAAACTAAGTTTGGTAAAAGGTGAACTTCTTAATCCGTTAGTAGATGCCAACCCATTCTATCCGGGTTGTTATGTCCATGCTCTTATTGAGATTGCACCTTATAAATTCAATAACGTATGGAAAGGTATTTGTAACAGACTCCATCACGTATTGTTCCATAAACAGGGCGAGATGTTTGGTATGACTACTATTGATGCTTCCAGTGAGTTTGCTAAGCTGGATGAAGAAGAAATATTTTAATTGTACGTAAAATCGTACAATTAAAACCATGTGAGGTAGTCATAAAATGTGACAAACTTAATAATAAAGAAACTGAAAATAACAGGATAAATATATGAAAAAAAAATACTTTCTAGATACAGAGTGCTACCCTAACTATTTTTTAATTCTATTTAAAGATGAGGAAGGGAATGAGATATCATTTGAGCTTACCAAAGAATCCCCTAAGCTTAATGTTGCAGCAATAAAATCAATACTTGCAAATAATACAACAGTTGGGTTTAACTCACGCTTTTACGACTTACCAATGATTATGTTTGCCTTTGGTGATCGTAATAACGCAATGCTTAAACATTTATCGGATAAATTAATAATTGATGATAATTTCGACACAATTTCTGAATTAAAATTATGGCCTCCATATGAGTATGACCATATAGATTTAATTAATCTAGCTATCGGTAAGGCGAGTCTTAAAATGTACGGCGCAAGGATTAACACGCCCTTTCTGCAGGACCTACCTTACGATCCAAGCACCAGATTATCAGGCGAAGAGATGTTAGTGCTCAAAAAGTACTGCTCCAATGACGTTGATATAACAATGAGTCTTTATAACTATTTAAAGAGCGATATTGAGATCAGAAAATCAATTAATGCTGAGTATGGAGTTGATGTTAGGAGTAAATCAGATGCTCAGATAGCTGAAGTATTAATCAGGGACTTTGTTAAACATAACATAGAGAATAAGGTTAAAGAGTATGATTTTACGTACAACGCTCCTGCATATATAAAATTTACAACAGAACCTCTTATAAAATTATTCGAGGATATAAAAGAGATAAATTTTAAAGGAACAAGTGAAGATAAGCTGATCAAGGATAACGCCCTTAGCTCGATAACTATTAATGAGCGGACATATTCTCTTGGCATTGGTGGTATTCACTCAACAGAGAGTAATAGGAAAATAATAGCTAAAGATGATGAATACTTGATAGATGTTGATGTAACAAGTTATTATCCTTCCATTATTCTTAATAATGGTTACGCTCCTGAGTCATTTAAACAATCTGACTTTATATCTTTTTATAGGGACATATACGATCAGAGATTAGAAGCTAAAAAGAAAGGTGATAAAACCAAGGCTAATGTATTCAAGATTATTCTAAATGGTAGCTTCGGTAAGTTTGGTAACAAGTACAGTTTGCTATATTCACCTAAACTACTTATTCATACCACAATTACCGGACAATTAAGTTTATTAATGCTTATAGAGTCATTGGAAGATAACGGGTTTAATGTTGTAAGCGCAAACACTGACGGAATAACAGTGCTTATGAAAAAAGATAGGTATGGTGTATTCTTCCGTAATATTAGTACATGGGAAAAAATAACCGGTTTTAAGGTTGAGGAAACGAATTATAAGGCTTTGTATAACCAATCTGTCAATTCATATATTGCCGTTAAAACTGACAATAGTTTGAAGTGTAAAGGTATTTTTGCCTCAGATGACATCTCACGTAACCCTGCGATTAAAATATGCAAGGAAGCTATTTTTGCATATTTAATAGACTGGACACCAGTTGAGTATACTATTAAAAAAGCAAAGCTTGATCCAGCTAACTTTTTAATGGTTAGACGTGTTACAACAGGAGGTTATTTTAAAGGTAATTACCTTGGTAAAGTTGTTCGTTGGTACTGGTCAACCAAAGGTGAACATATTACCAATAAAAAAGGGGATAAGGTAGCTAATACCGATGATGCTTATCCAATAATGGACTTAAGCGAGAAAATAGAGAATTTACATTATGATAAATATATAGCTAAAACGTATGAATTATTAGGAACTATAGGAGTAAATAATGGGTAGAATAAGAAATCATAATAATTACATTGACATAAGTATCGATCAAGTAGAGCAGCTAAAAGTTCTACGTAAAATGGCTAATATTAGTGTTAGCGAGATAAGTAGGTTCATGGGTTGTTCTGATAATAAAATAGGATCACTTGAAAGAGGAAAAGGTAAAGTGGATAAAGAATTTTTAGACAGATTATTAAAAAGATATAATTTAATTTTAAAGTATAAGGACAAATAAGATGATAGAAAACAATTTTATAGAACTAGGTATTGTATATTTAATGGCGGCTATAATGCCGGGTCCATCAATAGGTTTGATCCTGCGTAATAGCGCAATAAGCAAAAATGCCGGATTTATGGCAGCACTTGCTACTGTTATCGGTACATCAATTCAGGTAGCTATTATATTAGCTGTTATAATAAGCAATAAGGAATTAAATGTTATAAATTATGATTATATCAAGTTTGCCTGCTCGTTATACCTGTTTTATATTGGGTTTATGACAATGACCAGTACTGATGATGGTAGTTATAAAAACGATTGTTATTCCAAAAGATATTTCTTAGAAGCATTTTTTGTTGAATTTACCAATCCACTTGCTTTTAGCTTCTTCATAAGCATAATGACGTCTTTTATCAATATAGAAGCTAGTTTCGGTATTATCATAAGTTACTGGGTTGAGTTGACATTGCTTGCTTCCCTATGGTTTCTAAGTGCCAGTTCAATATTATCCTCACGTATTATTAGCAGATATATTAATCGTTACAGATTGATTATCAATATAATAACAGGTGGACTATTTATTGTTCTAGCGGTTAAAAACATAATAAATCTTATAATAGTATGAAGAAACCATTAACAGAAAGACAGCTCGAAAAAGCAATAAAAGACACTGCTTTAAAATTAGGTTATCTGACATATAAGTTCACATCACCATCAAATTGCGGTGTACCTGATAGAATTTTTATAAATCCTCATGGTTATGTATTTTTTATAGAGTTCAAGAGTAAGACAGGTAAGGTAACGGCTTTACAATCTAAAGTGTTTGAAGATATCGGTAAAAATAAAGTAGACGTGTTTATCATGAACGATATTGAACAGACAACTAGATTATTAAAAAACCTGTTATCACTAAAAGTACACGTGGAAAACAACCTTAATTTACCTAATGTGATGATGAGGTAAATAAGTGCTCAGTGAACTTGATTTAAGAGATTACCAACAGAGAGCTATTAATTACATTCTTAATAAAAAGAGATGTGGTCTTGCTATTGATATGGGGCTAGGTAAAACAATCATAGCCATTACTTCTTTTCTGCGTCTACATAATTACAAAGTTAAGAAAGTTCTAATAATAGCTCCTCTTAACGTTGCAAAGAATGTATGGGGAAATGAGATAAGTAAGTGGGAGCATACTAGACATTTAAGTTATTCTATTTGTTGCGGCACTGAAAAAGAACGATTGGAAAATCTTAAAAAGGAAGCTGATATTTATATTATTAATCAGGAAAACGTTGAATGGATGAGAGACCAAGGTTTTGATAAATATGGCATGATAGTTGTTGATGAGAGCCATAAGTTCAAAAACCACGGATCAAGTCGTTTCAAAGCATTAAAAAAGTTTACCTATAAATATATAGTTCTGCTTAGCGGTACACCAATGCCTCAAGGGTTTGCTGATATGTGGTCGCAGCAGTTTCTGATAGATAAAGGCGAGGCTCTTGGTCATAACATAACAACATATAGGTCGATGTATTTTAGACCTGATATAAATGGTTATGGTTATGAATGTATTTATCCGGAACTCATATCAAAACGAATTAGCACTAGATGGCTCTATATGCGAGCTGAAGACTATATATCTCTTCCGGATAAGATAGATAATATTATAAGTGTTCAGATAGATAATTATGAGATGTATAAATCTTTTGAGAAAGAGTTTTATATAAGGATAAGAAATGAGGAGCTAACGGCAGTAAATGCAGGAGTGTTATGTAACAAACTTCTGCAATACTGCAACGGAGCTGTTTATAACGATTCCGGTGACTGGGTGGAAATCCATAATAATAAACTTGATATGCTAGAAGAGCTTATCGAGCAGTATGAGGATGAGAATATATTGCTTGCGTTCAACTTCAAGTCTGACGAAGAACGAATAAAGAATAGATTTAAAGAGGCAGTTACTCTTACTAGCAAGAATATAAATGATGTGGAAAAAAGGTGGAATAAGGGCGAGATAAAGCTATTACTATGCCAATGCAACAGCGCAGAAGGGTTAAACCTGCAACAAGGAGGTAGAATAATTATCTGGTTTGGTTTAACATGGCGCATGGATAGTTATAAACAGTTTAATGCTCGTTTGCATCGTCAGGGGCAAACTAAACCTGTTATTGTTCATCATTTGGTTAGTAAAAACTGTAAGGATGAAAAGGTAATGGAAGTTTTAACATCTAAAGATAGTACGCAGGAAAATTTATTTGAGGTATTAAAGAATGAAGTTTTTGCTTAGGTATAAATATATGATTTTAATATTAGCAATAATTATAGGTATAGGGTCTGTTTTCTTTTATGGTGATGATAATGCTATAGAAGAAATATCAGAAGAGATAATTAAAACTGAGACAGGAATAGCTATTGATCTAACACCATCATCACCTGAGAATAAATGAAGACAAGTGAAAAAGGAATAGATTTGCTTAAAATACTGGAGGAAGGTAAAGGATTCTCAGGAAAAAGTTACATCTGCCCGGCAGGTAAAAGAACAATAGGATACGGCCATGTCATATTACCGGGTGAAACAATAATTGAACCTATAACGGAAGATGAAGCAGAATATATTTTGGAAAAAGATGTGAAAATAGCTGAAGATGCTGTTAATAAATATGTTAAGATTAAGTTAACTCAGAATCAATTTGACGCTTTGGTTTGTTTTGTTTTTAATATTGGAAGAACCAACTTTAAAACATCAACACTATTAAAATTTATCAATAGTGAATTATGGGAAAAAATACCAACTCAATTTATGAGATGGGTTTATCATGACAAAACTAAATTAAAAGGTCTTGAGAATAGAAGAAAAATAGAAATAAGGTTATGGAACAATGAAAATATTGCTTAAAGTCGGTTTGATTATAGTTTTACTATTAAATAATTCCTTTGCATCAAAACTTGATGTGTGTTTTACACCTCCTTCTGGTTGTTCTGAGAAGATAATTGATGAAATAAATAATGCTAAAAATACTATATATGTTCAAGCGTATGCTTTTACTTCCAAGTCAATAGCTGATAGCTTAATAAACGCACATTTAAGAGGGATTAAAGTATCCATCATCTTAGATAGGTCAAATATTACTCAAAAAGGATATTCCAAACTTAAGGATTTAAAACAGGCAGGTGTTGATATTAGTATAGATGTTGTACCGGGTATAGCTCATAATAAAGTAATGATTATTGATGAGAAAAAGGTTATTACCGGTTCATTTAACTTTACAGAAGCAGCTGATAAAAGAAATAGTGAGAACGTAATAATTATTGAAGATAAAGAAGTAGTTAAACAATACTTGAATAACTGGTATAATAGGAAAAAATAAATTTATAAAATCGAATGAAAAAATTAAGTTATATAGTTACGTCTTGCTTTCTCTTTATTAATAACACATATGCAGATTTACGATATAAGGCCGATTATTATATTAAAGGAGCTATAGGTTTAAACTATATTTATGATAACAAATTTGCCAATCATGAATTTGTAGGGAAAGTAGAACTATCTGACAAATTCCCTTTAATAGAATTAGGTGTAGGTATAAATTTACCTTACGATATAAGAGTTGAAATTGTAGGTGATTATTACTTTCTATTCAATACCAATGAAATATCTACAAATAAATTGAACGATAAATATACAGTTAATTCTAAAACTAAAATTGATAGTATAATGTATAATATTTATAAAAACACTATCAGTTATAATAATATCACACATTATATAGGTGGTGGTATTGGTATATCACAAATAAAAGAAACAACAACAGGTAATGTTTTATTTGATTTTGATGGTAATATTGTTCAATTAAAGAAACAAAGTAGTAATTTTAATAAATTTGCTTATAAATTATCAACAGGTTTAGAATTTCAGATAACTGATAATACTAAAGGTGATATTAGCTATAACTACTTTAATCTTGGTTCTAATAGAAAGAAAAATATAGGCGGTATAAGTAATATTGGTAATAGAAACTATACAATACATAACTTAACTTTAGGATTGAGATTTGATATATGAAAGCAGTAACATTTGCTGAAGCTCAAAGAATAGGTGTAGAAAAAAGAGCTGCTTTTGAAGCAGCTAAACAAGAAACAATAAATCAGGAAAAAAATAAGTTAATAAGTGAGATAAATAGCTTAAAAACTATGTTATCGCAAAAAGATTTGGATATTAGTAAAAAAAGTGAAATAATAAATAATTTACAAAAGAATGTATTAGCTTTAAAAGATACTACTATAAACCAATTAAATCAAAATATAACTGAAAGAGATAATATAATTACAACAAAAGATAATCAAATTAGTAATTTGACAGTTCAGTTAACTAACACTAGTTCTACTTTAGTAGCTAAAAATAACGAAATAAATAGTTTAACAAACATACTTTCGGTTAAAGATAAAGAAATATCAGCTTTGAAAGCTAACATTGTGGATAAAGATAATGAGATAAAAGCTTTCAAGGCTAGTGTTGTTGATAAAGATAGAGAAATATTAAATTTAAGTTCTGAAAATGATAAATTAAATGATTTAGTTAAAGAGAAAAATCAAACAATAGAAGAGCTAAATTTAAAAATTAAAGAGAATACTAATATTTTAAATTCTAAAGAAGACGAACTACTTAAGTATATTGAGGATGAATTTGTTAGAATCGATATAAACGAACAAGAAGGTTTGGTTATAATAGGTGATTCCGAATGAACCAATATATAAGCTATTTAATCGATAACATAAGAGCTATAGGTCTTTACGGGACTATTTTTATTGTAATCTGCTATATTATTTATAAGATTAAAAATTTATACGATATAAACGAGCAATTACAAAAGATAGTCGATGAACAAAACAACAATATAAAAATTCAAAAAAAACTATTAAATGTTACACAAATTACTAGGCCTGATACTATCAGCAATAATTTTAAGCGGATGCGCTCAAAAAAATAATATCTGTCTTTCAACCTTAGACTTACCGCCTCTACCAATGCCTGATACCAAGGTAGCTGACGAACTAGAGCCGTTTTGCACTATTGGTAAATGTGAGTATTTTAATAATTGGCTAAATGAGCTATACTTATTTGAAGCACAATATAAAATTTATAGGAATATGAAATACGATACTAATTAAATTAGTATCGTATTTTTATATATCATATTGGTTGGTAAAAGGATTATAACGAGGTTTAAATACATTAACAAACCTTGGATCTCTCGGATTTGTTACATGCCTATAAGTATCTCTTCCTGTTATAGCTTCTTGATTTGCGATAGCTTTTACATATTCATCAGTAAAATGCGCCCCATAACGCTTATCTCTACTTCTAATTTCTTGCATTGTTGCATTAAGTTTAGCTTGCTCTTGAGCTTGACGTGCTTGTTGCGCTAATTGAGCTTGTAGTGCAGCTTGTCTTTGTTGCTCTTGAACTTGTCTTTGTACTTCAGCTTGAATCTGTTGTTGACGTTGCTGCTCGGCCCTTGCTTGTTCTTGCCTTACTCTTTGCTCTTCAGCAGCTCTATTTTGAGCCTCCTGTTGCTGACGAACTTGTGCTTCTTGCGCAGCTCTTTGTTCTGTCTGACGTCTAACTTCTTCAGCAGCTCTTACTCTTTCAGCTTCTGCCGCACGCTCGGTAAGCTGTCTTTGCTGACGTTCTAGTTCTGCTCTTCTTTGCTGATCCTGCTCCATCTGCTGACGAGCTGCTATTTCCTGTTGTAATCTCTGATTAAACTCATTACGCTCACGCTCCAGATTTACCCTTTGATTACGTTCTCTTTCAAACTCAGCTGCGTTTTGTTGTGCAAGTTCTTCCTGTCTTGTTTTATATTCCTCAGCTGAGCGAAGTGATGTGTTTCTATTCTCAAGTTCACGCTCAAGTTCACTGTATCTGTTTCTTAAATCAGATATTGAAGATAAATCTATACCTTGGTTATTAAAGTGATTGAACACTGAACCGATACCACTATCAATACCGCTTGCGACACCGGTGCTTCTAGCGTTATTTAGTAACCTTGGCTGTTGCCAGCTACGCTCATTCTGATATGAGCGATATAATTGCTCATTCTGTTCCTGATCGTTCTTCCACTTATCAAGACCCCTTAAATTTGTAGCTTTTATGTCAGCTAAATTATTACCTTGTTCGGTATTAGCTAGTTGGTCATACTCACCTAATCTACCTATTTTATTTATATCATCATATAAATTAGAAGTTACACCTTTAAGCAGATTTTCCTTAGTAGCCTTGTTCCTTGAGTCAAGTGTAGCTTCACTAAGCTCTCTTGTCCTGTTAGTTACCGCTTGCAGGTGAGCTTGAGAGCCGTAAGTGCCTTGCTTGATATATTTGGCGTTAAGAGCGTTTATATCTGCTTTTAATTTTCTTTTAGCTTCTCTATCCAGTGCTTCGAATTTAGGGTTAAGTTGCTCAGGTAAACCTTCTACTGCCCTATTAATAGAGCCAGGGGTATTTTGAACATCCTTACGCGTAAGTTTCCGATCAAGATAATTACGCTCTTTATAGAAAGGGCTTAGTTCTTCAGCAAGCTTGTAAGACCTATCAAGTGTCTGATTAACAGGTGCAACTAGTTGTCCGGGGTAAACAGGGGTGTTTACCCTATTAGCAGTTTCCCATTGTTCACTTGGTTTACCTGTATCTATGCCATAAGCTTGTAAAGCCTTTGTTAGTTGCTGCGCATTTAATCTGTCAAGATCAGGATGACTTGCTAAATCACCACCCTCTCCTCCACTAAGGTTACCTAAAGCTTGTTGTAGATTCTGTAGTCGTGCATACGGATCGTTCCTTTCAGCTTCAAAACGTGCTTTCTCAGCTGTTAGACCTTTATTTACAATTCCGTGTTTCTGCTCACCATAGCCGTATAAATCGTTTATTAAACCACGTTCCCTTGATTCTTTGGCTCTAGCTGACTGACTAAGAGCGGTAAAAGCTGCTCTGTTCTTTTTTCCTTCAAGTTTTCTAATAGGAGCATTCAATCCTTCAATGTCAGAACCGAGCTCACCTAATTTGGTTGTAGCATCCTGTTGTAATTTATTTTCAAGTCTTGGTAAATAAGGATCAAGTCTCGGTCCATATTGACGGGTTAGTTTATTTAATGCAATGTTCCTGTCGAAGTTAGCTTGACTACCGCCTACATTACCAACAATAGTATTTATATTATCAGGTGTTATCCCTTGTGTCGGTGCATTAGCAAGTGTATTTAAGCCTTGTTGATACGGCATACCTTTAGCAAGCCTTCTTTGCTCCAGGCTTTGTGCCCTTTGAGTTAAAGCAGACATTGGTGCTATGGTTTGCCCAGGGTAAGGGGAGTAGTTAGTACCCGCTAACTTAGATGAATCTCTAAGTAATATCTGCTTGGCTTTGTCTCTTAATTCCCCAAAGGATAACTGATTAATCGGTGGCATAATTAAAACCTGATAGGTGTTCCTGTAAATTGTGGGTTATTGTAATAGTTCAACCATCTACCTGTTTGTGCGTATTCATCCGGACTACTTACTCTATTGTAAATAGGGTCAATATCAATACGTTCTTCCGGTAAAAACTTACGTCTTGCTATCCTACGTCTTGCTCTTTCCTGTTCTAGCTCATAAGCCTCTTGTGCTGCCATTTCTTCAGGGGTCAATCTTTGCGCAAGCAATTTAGCCTTTGCATCTTTTCCTTCCTGCGCAGCTGTCTTTGGTTTAGGTCTATTGAACCTGTCGTATAGACTAAGACCTGCTGTACCAAGAGCTAATATATTTTTAGGTTTGGTCGCAAAGTCCAAGGTATTATCTTTTAATTTATCAAAGAACCCTAAATCTTTTTTACTACCTTTCTTACCTTTTCTAATAACATATTCTGTTACATCTTCATCACCCATACCATCGAAGTCATAATCAGCACCGGCAGATACACCTTTTCCTTTACCGCCCATACTAGATAAAGCAGAACCTCCAGCTAGATAATCGGATGCACCAAGTGATTTATCAGCTCCGGTAAACGGCAGGCCCATACCTCTAACACCACCGCCAACTTGGGATATATTACCAAACCAGCTGCCCATGTTGTTGCTGCCGTAATTTTGAAGAGCTGAGCCGACAGAATTAGCACCGAGTTTACTTAAACCTTGCCCGACTAGATTACCTGCCATTGGCAGCGCTACTCCGTATCCTGCTCCTTTTAGTGCTCCCATTAACGGGTTTTCTTTATCACCACGAATAGCAGAGCGAGCTGCGCCACCGATAGCACCACCAACTGGTCCACCGAAGATAGCAGCAGCTGTTCCAATTGTATCGGCTATAGTTCGTTTTGGGTTTTTAATAGTTTTATTTATTGTTTTCCCGGGGTTTTTAAGGAAATTCCTTACCCCTCTAAAGAAAAACTCAGGTAAACCCGTATCAGGGTTGATTGTCCCGCTACCCCCTGCCTTTTTAAGCATTTTAGCTTCTAACGGGTTAATATGGGCTAAAACCTTATCGCCGTTTCTACCTTTCTTTCTAGTTTGTTCTAGAATGTAATTAACATCTTTTTTATTATATTTTTTCACTTCTTTTTCCCTTTAGCATTAATCATGACAATATAAACGGCCTTAGCCCAGTCATCCCAATTTTTAAACTGATCGGCTTTTTTAGCACCTTTAGTTGTTGTAGCTGACGGAATGCCGTTTGTTCTAAATACCCCGACACCGGCAATCTTATTAGCCCACTCCTGCCAGTCCTCACCCGCTCTTGGTACCGGTAATCTCTCATCCTTATAATTTTTTATAAGCTCAGCTGACCATTTCTCAAAAGTTATATATTTTGGAAAAGGTAAATTATTAATCATTGACCGCTACCCTCTTTGTAATTAATGAGGATTGTACCAACATTATAAGGGTAAACGCAAGCAAATGTAACTGTCATGAACCTTGCGGATATTCTTAAATCCATCTTCCCGGGGGATGTTTCCGGATAAAGGTTATATGTTACAGGTGCAATTGATGTTCTAGGTGTACTTGCGTATTTTTTATAACTAACACCGATAACAAGTTCATCATCAACAGTTCTTTGATACTCGGCAGGAGGGGGAAAATCCGGCTCTATCTGATCAAGAACAATATATTTATCAATAGCATTGCCGTTTTTAGCAGGATTAAACGCTACAAAGCCAAAGTAAGGAGTGGTGAAAAATGAAGGTATGTTGTAACCTTGACCGCCTAATCTTATTTCATTATAGCCAAATTCCTGTTTCCATATGGATTTATATGTATTTGCAGGATTATAAGGATAATTGGTACAACTCTCACCATAACTGAAGATATCACCCGTAGCTTCGTAAACAGTAACACAATCACGCCTAATAGCAGTATCGTACCAGCTATTTTCCCTGACATTATAAACAAGTTCTCTGGTACACCCGATATTCGGATCGTTTCTATTTGCTTTCTCAGGATAAGCCCAGCGTACTTCGCCGTAACGGGCTACTTTGTAACCATATATTTTTTGTCTTTTATCCAAATCTACATTTTCAAGAAAATATTCGAAATTAACGTCATTCTTGACACTATCTACTATGCCGTTATAGACAAAGATACGATCAGTACCAAGCCAGAAGAAAAGGCTATCGTACTGAACGACAGCTCTTGATGACATTAAAGATGAATTAGTCGTTACTTCTTCCCTTTGGAAATCAACAGGTTGTTGTGCGTTAGCGGGATCAGCTACGTTAGTTAAATAAATAACTGAATTCTCAGTCCAAAACAGAAAACTAGGTGAATTTGTACCACCCCTGATACTTGCTCCAAATATAAGTTTATTCTCAGATATTTTATAAACACCTGAATCACCGCCTTCAAAATTTAAAGGGTTTTCTGTTCTACTTCTAAGGATTGTGCCGTTATTGCCGTATAAATACAAACACGGGTTAGAAAACAACATACCACCTGAGACTATGTTATTTGTATTACCCGGTATTAAACCATCTTCATATCCTTGGAAATTGCTGTCTTGTAACATACTTTTCCAATATAACGCGCCGTTGACACGACTAAGCATATTATCACCATTAAAAGTAGCAAGTAAGGCTAAATAAGGATTGCCGTCAGCCCCTATAAATTTTGATAATTGCCATGTTCTGTTGTCAGCTGCTGTTACTGCTAAAACTTGTCTATCATTAGAAACAGAATCTAAATCTGTTATACATCTATTAACCTGCTGGTTGCTACAATAAATAAGAATATTGTTATTACCTGTGTTATAAACATACATATAAGAAGGCTCAATAGCTCCTTGAGGTTGATGTAGCTCCTTATTACCCTTCATCTTCTTTATCTGACCGCCCGTAAATCTTATCCACTGACCATCAATACAGTATTGGTCTTGGAAGTCAGTACCATCTCTTTGAATACCAGGTTTATAAACTAAAGGTACACGCATTAGTTATTATCCCTTATTACAGTTCTATCTGCACTTCTACCGGTGTTCATTCTATTGATAGTCTCTAATTCCTGATCAAACATTGTCTGGTATTTATTACGTTTTTCCTCATCATCCAAGAACAAACAAGCCTCAATAAGACATGAATATAAAAGAAGATTAGGGTAACGCTGGGTTAGAAAGTTGGTTGGATTATCTGCATTAAATAATGGAATACCAAGATATTGTATGTTGAAAGTATAAACTTGATCTAAATTTGGCACGATTGTCCAATAAAACTCTCCGTACGTATTTCTTAAATCTTCATTATTGTTATTCAATACAGAATCGGCATAATATTTTGGTCTACCTCTATTTGCTTGCTGATTATTCCAATATGTTAAACAAAACTCTCTGCTTCTTGGTAACAGATAAGAAGTAGTTTGAGTTGCATTATCAAACATTAAAATACTGATCGTCTCACGCCAGTTACCGGGTTTTCTAATGCTGGAACTATCTACGGTATTATTTACTATTTCGGTTCTAATCTCAAACCCTAAATCCTTTGCGTTATTGTAGACTCTAATTGTTCCTTGTTGAATCAAATCAGGTATTTTGGCAACAAAAGGTTGATCGGTTCTAAGCATATATAAACTAAGGTCATTTGCCAAACCCTCATATGTCATTGCCATATATAAAAACCCAACGATTCTATTGATTAACGAAGTTATTTATAATATATTACAATTTTAACATTTTATCATCAAAAACCTTATGAAGTCTGCATCTAAAATTCCATTTAAAGGAAAGAAAACTCCTTATAATTTAAATGAAGTTGATGTTAATCTCTTACTTAAAAATCCTTCTTCTATTCGTAAAGTTGTTAAAGGTAATAAGGAAGAACATTATCATGATGAAGAGGACGAAGGTGAAGACGATGATAGAGATGAGGATGCTGCTCAGGATGACAAGCTAGAACGTCATATGAAGCGTTATATTTCCGAGTATTTTGATAATAAATATAAAAAGGAAAGTGATCAGAGAGGTAGGGTTAAGGATAGAATGGGGATTTTAAAATCATTATCCCCTCTTCATGAAGATGATTATACAAAGTGGTATAATGAAAAATCAAGAAAAGCCAAAGAAAAACAAAAATTAAATCCTAAAAAAACTTTTATCCGAAAATATATAGATAAGGTAGTTGGCGAATGAATTTAGAAAAATTATTTACAACTATAAAAACTATTATAGTTTTATTGATTCTCGCTAGATTATTATATATAGAATATGATAATCTATTTTTAATATCTGAAATAGTAGGAAGTTTAGCTTTTATAATAAGTGAATTTTGTACGAAATCTATCATTGATAAGTACGATCAATGATATTATCTTTTTTTTTCAAATTTCTTCTAAAACCTATAGTATATAGCATGTTTCTATATAATAAGGCAGGTTATATTTAAAAAAAAAATAGAATACGATTTACTACTTTATATGCTAATTTGTTATTTTATAATTAGACCAAAGCTTTTTGAAAGAATAGAATCCTTTAATATTTGGTGGACTTAAGTCCGTAACAAAGGTGCCCTTCAGACTTCAGGTCTTATGGGCAAGAGCATTATACATTCTATAAATGTAAATGTCAAATCATAACTAAGTCAGGTAATCTAGGAATAAACGTTTACCAATTTAATCACGCAGCATGAAGCTACTTTCAATTACCTGATTTGGAATTTTAATCTTCTGATTTTTTAATTTACCATATTCCTCTAAAAAATCAACCTGTAATATTTTAGCAACAGTTAACAATATTTTTAATATCTATAATTATTAGTTATTGCTAGTAATTATAAATTATTATATATCTAACATGTATTTCAACTAATAGGAGGACTGAAATGAATTACGTATTAACCAGAACACAAAAAATATTTAACATTATCAATAAACTAAAAGAGACAGATGAGCTTGACGTAGAGGAAACAAAGTTTATCAAGAACCTGTCTGCAATAGAATTATCCTATATAAGTGATGTTTTATACCATACGTATGATTATAAAACAGCAGCTATATTATGGGAAATTATAAAGGATAAGGGGGAGTGATATGAGAAAATATTTATTGATAATATTTACATCATTAACTTTAATACTAACATCTTGTGAAAAATTAGAAGAGCTTGTTTTATTAAATAAACAAAGACCTTTAGTAATATTTGAAACAAACATGCTTTTCAATGTTATTCCAAAAAATAACCCTTATTATGTATCAGCTACTGGTGTTTGGAAGCACATAAGTAAACAAACTATTGATCAATTAAATATATGCAATCGAGTTTATAATTTTCCACATAGTGTACAAATAAAATGTTATAAAGATACTAAAGGCTGTACTATCCGTGAAACAATGTTAAAAGATTATGGCACGGGAATTAATTATTATATTACTTCTTATGAAGTAAATTACTATATAAAATCCTGGGATAATAATAAAATTATAGCTACAGTTGATGATCCAAAACGTGAATATTCATTTAAGTATTGTTTTAATGACATCTTAGAAATTGATTTAAATACAAAAGAAATATTTATTAAATCTACAGCTAATTCTCATGAAGAATGCAAAAGGTATAAAGATATTGATATGCCTATAATTCATAAATTAATTGATGAGGAGCGTTTACCATATACGTATTTAATTAGTTTAACTAAAAAATCAAAATAATATTAATTAAAGAGGACTGAAAAATGAAAGTAATTAGAAAAATATTAGCTGCTATTGTGTTTATAATAGCAATGGGATTTGCTACTGTGGGGACATATAATTGTTTTGGTACTGTTATAGGGGCAATATGTTTGCCTTTTAACTTACTTATTGTTTTCCTTTTATCCCAATGGATAAATCATTTAAACAGAGACGATGAAGAGGAATAACCTATTTATCATCATTATTAGTTTCATCAAGTAATTTATTTCTTAAAGCTACAGCTGAATAACCTGTTTTATCCATTATAAATTTATTTAAACTAATTTCTTTGGATAAAGTAGGTTTTTCAGCATAATCTAAGGCTAAATCAAGGAATTTTTTATTTGTAAGTAATCCTGTAACTGTTGCCATAGCTGCACCAGTTCCCCCTGCTGTAAGTAAACCTGTTGTTAAATTTGGATGATTAACAAGTCCTATTAACCCAAGAACACCTGTTGAAACCCCTAATGTAGCGGCTGTTCCAGAAGGATTAGGTATCCTGGAATTTTTAGCCGCCATTGCTCTTGCCACTTCACCTAACTTCTGTATTTTAGTAAAAACTTCCGGTGTAACCTGTTGTTGTAAAATTTCAGCAGTATCAGGATTACGTATTGATTTAGCTAAAGTATTATAACTTAAACCATCTGTTGCATAGTTAGTTGCTTTTTGCCCTAACATTTCTTCTATTCGCTCCCTTTTAGCTAAATTGCCGTAAAGTTTATCAGCTTCTCTATAATTTTTATGCCATTCAGGGTTTATTTTACCATATTCTGAAATGTCTTCGGATACTGCTTTTTGTAATTTTCTTGCTAGATTTTTTATACCTTCGTCAGTATCCCATTTAATCATGGCATTCAAATTCATCTTGGCATTGATTAATTTCTTAACATCATACTTATCATTAGAAGGATAAGTAGCCCCGTACCTATCTACTTTATTTGAAGTAGAACCTAAATTCTTTTTAAGATTTTTAAGAATAGTTAATAATTGTTTAGTATCTTTAGCAAAAACATCACTATTTGCTAACTGGCCGTAAAGAGAATCTGTTGTTACACTTGTATTCTTAGGTACAACACCTCTTTTATCTAACTCAACCGGTAAGCCTTCTCTACTTGCAGTATAAGCTTCATTTATTTTAGTTTCTAATTCAGGTGTTCTTTTTGGCCCTGTCTGATTATAAATATCATCAAGAGCTTTACGAGTCTGTTCTTCTGCTGTTAAATATTTATTTCTTAACTTATTACCAAAAAAAGGAGCTTTACTTATCCATTGATCGGCAAGTCCAGTTACAGCAGAATCTGTAAGAGCAGCAGCTGGTAAATCTATTTCTAAATCTCTTGCTGCTTGTGCAGCAGGTACATCAAAACCACCTGTTTTACGTTTATTTAAACCCATTACTCGCATTGCACCTTTTGCCAGTTTTTCCTTAGGATTACTAAATCTACCAAACATACCTTGACTGTTGGATAACGCCCCTGGAACAGTTAATGACGCTATTAAATCAGCATAAAGAGGATCAATACCTGTTGTTTCCTGTAATACTCCCGATCCACCTCCGATAGCACTACCCATTGCAGCTTCTTTGCCAAATCTACTAAACATCGATTTACCTGTGTTAGCTGTTACATTAATAGCTCCTCTAGCCGGAAACATAGGCATACTAGCTGTTGCTCCACCAAATTCACCTGCTTTATAAGCTATATTACCTAAAGTATCATTTTCATCAGGTTTCATTGATTCAAGAACTTCTAATCCTTTCTCAGGAATATTAGCCATAGCACTACTTTCTGATATTGGTACAACTACGCCAGGTGCTACTTCCATTACACCAGCTCCAGCTTGATCTGCTGCTTCTGACATAGCTGCTCTTCCAACACCAGATAAAAAACCCTTAGTAAAATTGTTGTTGTATAAAGGTTCTGCTGCTTCTATTAAATGTTCATATTGAGGTTTGAACAAATTTGACATTATACCTGGTTCTTCTTTAGGGCTATAATCAATCTCTTCTGTTTCAACAACAGCTTCTTTTTTTGGCTTTAATCTTAACCCTTCAAGATCGTGTCTTTCAATAGTTTTTTTCTTTGGTTTTAGCCTTAAGCCTTCAAGAGAACTCATTTATTAATTTGCAACCTCACCTCTTACTTCCCAACCTTTATTTATAGCAGCTTCTAAATCGTCAGGATGTATTTCTTCAAATTCATTGGTTTTAGGGTTATAAATAGGAACATACCCATTATAACTTTCTGGATCGTCATCTAAGGTTGATTTACTAAATAAATTAGCACCCGGATCTTTTTCATATAAAGAAAGTTGTTTAGAATATAATTGTTGACGTTTTTTAAGTTTATTTTCCAATCTATCTAAAACTTTAATAGCTCCGTTTCTATTTTTTTCAATATCAGCAAAACCAGCTGTATATAAAACCATATCTCTATCTGATAAAGCTCCTTTAGAATTTTCAGCCATCCACTCAATATAAAATTGACCAAGGTTTTTAGCGTTTACAACATCTTCATCTTGTCCTGTAGCTCTTGCGACATATCTTCTAGCTGCGTCTGAAAAACTTGCCCCGCTAAGTTTCGTATTCTTAAGTAACTTTCTAAATTCATCTATATTAGGTAAGACTTCACTAGTTTTTTGATAATTAGTTGCAATATCACGAACAGAACTATCGTTACCTTTAGCTCTAATTAACCAGTTTTTATCCATGTTATCAGGTGAATTTTTATTTACCTCTGCTTTCCTCGCTAGTAATGATTTGTTATGATAATCTCTCATCTCACCAAGCTTCTCTTGCTCCATTGCCATTTTACGATCATTCATTTCTCGCATATAAGCATCCTGCTCCATTTTAGCAATCTTGGCTTCCTCAGCTGCTCTGAATCTATTTGCCATATCAGCCATCATGCTATTCTGCTTGACTCCCATATCCTCTGCCTGATCATAAGCTCTCATGCCGCTAGGGACTCCTCTTGCTGCTGTAGCAAGTCTTCCTAGAATACCGCCTTTAGCAATAGGTGCTTGATCCTGCTGTAACGCTTCGCTAAAACCGTAAAGACCTTCACGGGTCGCCCTATCAGACTGATCCTCATCCAAGGATAATGATTGCTTGGCACTCTTGACAGCACGCATAACACCTGCATCAAAAGGGGACTTCTTTTGCATGTTCTGATCAATATATGCTTGTCTATCAAGCATGTCCTGCATGTATTTACTCATAAGCTAAAAGTTTAAAGGTGTTTCATTAAGTACGCTAAATGTTATTTCACAATCAAATAACTGACTAGGGCTATTTGAGAAGCATACCAGATTTTCAGTAACAATAGGACTAGTATTACTATATTTTAAAATTAATTGCATATTAAAGTAACCTATAACATCAACAGTCTGGTAAGCTTTTACTTCAAATTCCTTAACTTTAAAAATACTAACAGGAGTAGTTTGTACTCTGTTCTTTTTTAAATTAAATCGTATTGACTGATTACCGAGGTTTGTTAAAGAAATACCGTTTATAATTAAAGTATGAGGGTAATTTATAGAATCAGTACCGATTAACGTAGTTTGCACACTATTTAAGTTAGCAAACGGCAATGGTTCATAATTTATAAATGCCCCCATAAACTTAATCTCTAGGTAATATTGTTTTAACTTGCTCTAATCCTGCTTTTACGTCTTCACATAAACTATGAGCAAGTTTGCATGCTTCTTTAAACTCAGGTGTTTCAGTATTAGCACTGTTTGCAATCTGATTAAGTAATGCCTTTGTATTTTCCCAATCAATTGTTAAATTGTTAATAATACTAGCTTTTTGTTTTTGTTCGGCTATTAAGCTCTTAATTTGTTCAGTGTTCATTTTTACCTCTTTTAATTGTTTATAATAATCCTATATAAGAAATAGTTATATGTATGTTTTTTGCAGTTAATGTGCCGTCAATAGCTCCTCCTGAACTATTAGTTGCACTATAACGTAACTCTATATTATTTGTGTTAGTAAGTGTTACCACGCCACAAAGATTTAAATAAGCATAACTTCCCCCATAACTATAGTTTTGAAGAGTGTTTAACGCAACCCCATTTTTATAAAGTATATATTTTTGATATGCACTTGATGACGTATGATTGCTTACAATAGATACATTTATTAAAGCAACAAAAGGTTGAGTAAAATCACATACTATTAAAGTCGGCGAATCGGATGAAAAAGGATAATCACTATGAAAATGCTCACTATAATCAATATTTAAATTAGTTAAGCTAACTGATTTAAAACTACTATCACCATCTGTAACATGTCCTAAGGAATTGTTATAATAACCATAACTAACTGCCGGGGGATTACTTATTATATTTTTACCTGAGATTATACCTGTACCATAGCCGACAATTAAATTAGTATTTTCAACCCCGATATTACATGTATTATTATCAGTTACAACTACATCTGCACCTATCGCTATTGCATTTGTAAGATTAACATCACCAACATTAGCACCAGATCCGATTGCTACATTTTTAATACCGGTTTCATTACCAAATAATGCTTTATATCCAATAGCTGTATTATAAGAACCTGATATATTATAATATAAAGATTCACGACCGATAGCTGTGTTAAAAGTACCATTATCGTTTGAATATAAAGATTGATATCCTAATGAAGAGTTACTTACTCCTGTAGTATTAGCATTTAACGACTGGTAACCTATCGTTGTGTTATTACTTCCGCTTATATTAAAAAATAATGCTTGATGCCCTATTGCAGTATTATTTTCACCTACAGTATTAGTACCGAGAGCATTAAAACCAAAAGCTAAATTATTATTACCTGTTGTATTTTCATATAACGCATATATACCTAAAGCAAAATTACCATTACCTGTTGTATTTGAAAATAAAGTTTGCCAACCTATAGCTAGATTACCGCTACCTGTTGTATTACCTTGTAATGCTTCCTCCCCTATGGCTAAGTTATAATTTCCTGCTGTATTGGCATATAAACTTTTTGTACCAATACCTAAATTAGTATAACCTATTGTATTATTGTATAATGATTCAAAACCGAACGCCGAATTAGAATATCCGGTTGTATTTGAATATAAAGCACGATACCCAACGGCACTATTACTATAACCCGTTGTATTCGTAGCCATTGTTTGATACCCGACTGCTACGTTATTGCTAGCTGTCGTATTACTTGTTAAACTATTAAAGCCAATAGCAGTATTATTTGAACCTGTTGTGTTGCCATAAAGGGATTGATAACCGAGAGCACTATTAAATTGCCCTGTTGTGTTTGTAACTAATGTATTATGGCCGAAAGCTGAATTAGCTTGCCCTGTTGTATTTGCATACAAAGCTCTATATCCAAAGGCATTGTTATTTGTAGCGGTACTATTATTGTATAATGCTTGCCATCCAAAAGCGTTATTAGTATTACCTGTTGTGTTTGAATAAAGTGATTGATGTCCGAAACCTGAGTTGTTAGTTCCGGTTGTATTTGAAAATAAAGCCTGATAGCCGAATGCTGAAATACTATTAGCTAAATTACTATATAAAGATTGATAACCAAAAGATGAACTATTATTACCGGCAACGTTTAAATATAAACTTTGTGTTCCGAAAGCTGAATTATTTACCCCGGTCTCATTTGTAAATAAACTTTGGTAGCCAAAAGCACAATTACTAGACGCTGATATATTATTCCCAAGAGCTGACAAACCAAAAGCACAATTAGTTCCACCTGTACTATTAGTACCTAAGCTATTTACTCCATATGCAGAATTATTACTACCTGTTGTGTTTTGGATAAGGCTTTCCAATCCATAGCCGCAATTAAACGAACCTGTTGTATTACTTGTTAAACACTGCAAACCAAAGGCATTGTTAGAAGTTCCTGATGTGTTTGATTGTAAAGTATCATAACCAAAAGCACAATTACCAGTACCGCTAGTATTACCATATAATGATCTATAACCAAAGGCACTGTTGTTACCACCTATTGTATTTGAATATAAAGACTGATGGCCGAAAGCTGAATTATCATTACCTGTAGTGTTACCAAATAAAGCCTGATTGCCAAATGCAGCATTGCTTGTTCCGTTTGTATTCGTAAACATGGCTTGATATCCAAAAGCTGAATTATCACCGGCAGTGTTAAAAAACAAACTCTCTGCACCAAAAGCAGTATTATTATTTCCGCTTACATTATGATACAAACTAGCTGATCCAACAGCAGTATTATAACTACCGCTTATATTACTATACAAAGAATTAATACCTACTGCACAATTATCATCACCTAACGTATTTGAAAATAATGCTTTATATCCTAAAGATGAATTAGCCGCTCCATTAGTATTACTAAAATTACTTTGATAACCGAATGCTGAGTTATTTACACCTGTTGTATTACTATAAAGAGCTTGATAACCGAAAGCAGCAAGTTTACTACCTGTTGTATTAGTATATAAAGAATCTTTACCAAAAGATGAATTACCGCTCGCTGTATTATTAAATAAAGAATGAAAACCTAATGAACAGTTATCATCGCCTGTTATATTAAGATACAAAGCTCTATCACCAACAGCTACATTATTAATTCCAGCTGTATTTGAATATAAAGATTGATAACCTATTCCTGAGTTAAAACTACCTGTTGTATTGGAATATAAACTTTGGTAACCATAAGAAGAGTTGTGATCACCTGTTGTATTACTATAAAGAGTTTGATATCCAAAAGCTGACGTATTTGTTCCTGATACATTAGAATAAAAGCTAAATGAACCAAAAGCACTATTTGCAGTACCTGTTGTATTTGAAAATAGAGATTGTGTACCGAAAGCTGAATTATGATTATTTGTGTTATAAAATAAACTTTGTGTACCGAATGCAGTATTATTACTACCTGTTGTATTATTACGCAGAGTTTCTAAACCAAAAGCCGTGTTATTATTACCGCTAGTGTTATTAAGTAATGAACTTATACCAAATGCATGATTGTCATTACCGCTTGTAAGTGCATCACCGCTGTTAATACCTAAAAATATATTATTACTTACGTTTTTTACTGTCACAGTTGACCAACTAGGAGTAGTTGATGCACCTGATATAAAAATACGATTAGCAGCTACCGGAACACCTATGCTAACTATTGAATCGCTAGCTCCACCTACTAACACCGAATTATTAACAACATTTTGAATAGCTACGTTAGTTAACCCTAAATTAGTTCTAGAAGTTGGAACATCCGCAACATCTGATAAATTATTAACAACCTGTAAAAAGCTGGATGGCCCGTAAGCAAATTTTAAGAAACTTATAGGATCAGTTCCTATTGTAGTTACAGTAAGAGTTTCAAGCCAGATAGTAGTATAATTTACTGTTCCGTTTTCTACCGGTATAATAGTACCCGGGTGTATTTCTATTGTAGTATCATAATCAGTTGTTCTTGTTAAAACCCAAGCAGTTGAACCATCGCCGACTGTTGTTACTTCATATATTCCATTTTCATAAGCATTTGTTTGGTCTTTAATAAGAACTCGATCACTGACATTTAAAGCTTCATCGTCAATTACAATTGCAGCTAATGTACCTGAATTAGTTAATGTAGCTCCTACACCTGCCGTGCCGTTACTATACGTAGCGGTAAGATTAGCTGTTGTTGCAGCGTAACAAGGTGCTCTAAAAGCAAACCCGGCTGCAATAGCGTCAACATAACTTTTATTAGCTGCCTGATTACTAATAGTAGGGTTAGGTACTAATAAAGGAATACTATTATTAATAGTAAGATCGTTTGGTGTAATCTGAAATATATTTTGAACAACATTTGATGAATTTTTAATGTTAAAGTTCAATACTCCGTAACCGGTATCTAAATAAGGTGTTTCATGTACAAATTGATATCTGTAATCATTGGAATTAATAAAGTTAAGCTCAGTCAAAGAACTTGTTATACTGTCCGCTACATATGTATTTAATATATTAAATGAAGCAGGTTGAATTGCATTATCTTCAAATTGAAAAGTTTGACTTGAGCCGTCTACTTCAATAAGTGATGGTATTGATATAGGAACATTAAGAATTAATTTATTCTCATTCGTTACTGTAAATATATCAGTACCAGTTAAAGAAGCACCGACAAAACTTTGAAGCTTAAATTCACCTATTGTATCTGATAAACCGGTAGTATGAATCCACCTAAAACCCGATAAAGTATTATTTCTAAGTTCTAAAAATGTTTGCGGTGATATTAAACTTGTCGGAACAAAATTACTATTCAACTGAAAGGAAGAAATTGTCTGTTGATCGTAATTAAATTGCTGTGTATCACCAAGTATTAACAACGAAGGTGTTATACCTGATACTGTTATACTGCTCATGGCCATAATATTTCTACCCTATCGTGCATTAAATCCCAAAGAAACGTAAAACTAACTGCGTCAAAATCTTCACCTGGATTTTGTTTTAAATTTTTAACTCTATCACCACCCATATCCAGATCACCAGGGGTTCTTATTGTTTGTATAACATTATCTATAGGAGGTCCACCTTCTACAAAACCTGTTAAAGTTATATTAGAAACAGTACCTATTGCTGCTTCTAATGTTTGTAAATTAACCCCATCTGTCGGACTAACCGGATCAGCTAAATTAATTAGCTTATGTCCATAAAAAGATACATCACCATCAGCAGGTATGTTATTTAATCTTAAGTTATCAATTCTATGATTTAGATCGGTAATTTGTTGATCTATAACTATTATTTGACCTTGTATAACAGCTATTTCACCTTGTAATACACCTATTTCACCTTGTAAAGTTGCAATCTCACCTTGTAAAATACCTATCTGTCCTTGTAAAGCAGTTATTTGTCCTTCTATAAAATCTACTTCAAGTTCTAATTCGTCAACGTCTATTTCTAATAAACTTAAATCATCTGATTTTTCAGTAGTAGCTTTTAATGTTAAAGGATCAATACTTCCACGCCAAATTTTCCCTCTACCTTCAATAGTCGGATGTTCAAGACCAGTGTAAACTCCTAAATCAGGCAAATTACTTTCATCAATTTGTCCTTTAGCTTCAGGTCTATCACTTCCATTACCTAGCCATAAATTATTATGTTTTAATCCAGGTAAGTTACTAGTTTTAATAGTAGTTACTGCACTTGGTCTTTTGTCACTATTACCTAACCATAATTTATTTTCATCTAAATTAGCCATATTAGCTAAAGGTAATATAACAGTTTCTTTAGGTCTATTATTGTCGTCACCTATCCAAATATTTCCTTTTGTTAAAGAAGGTAAATATATAGGTGGTATAAAAGGAAAGGTATATACAATACCTTGTAAGTTAAACATTATACCGCTACTTAAATTACTTAGCACTTGTGCGTTAGGTAATTTATTATCCGGAAAACCAATAACAAAAGATGTTTGATTAGTAACACTATAATCTTTTCTTAAATTAATTAAATCTAATTTTAAATCAATCAAAGCAGGTGAAGATGTAGCAATACCTTGTTTATTACCTAATAATACATAGTTAGGAGTAGCAAATATTCTTCCTGTAACAGGTGATATAAAATTATGTAAAATATCAAATTTAAACTTCATGCCATTAAATGTCCTAAAAATGTAATAATATTTTCTTCATCTTCATTAAACCAAGTACTAGCAGTATCTTCATAATATGTTAAAATTTCATCTGAGGTATTATCTAATTCTGTATCCTGGTTAAGATCTAAAATAGGTTGAAATCTATAATAATATAATTGATCAAGTGTATACGTTGAATTAAGATACAAATTTTTTGCTACTGATTCTTGACCACCTGTACCTGATATATCAAATAATGAAAATAAATTACTAACACTAATAATAGGATCAGCACTTAATCCAACTAATGAGGAATTATCGTCGTTAAAACCCATTTCACCTAACCCTGTCCCTATAGATAATACACAAGCTCTATTACATAAAGGTTTTAACATCTTAGCTAAATTTAATCCAAAAGAAGCTGGGTTATTCTGATAAACACCTCCATCTATATATCTACCACTTAATGTTTTAGGGTTAGTATTATTTAAAACAATTGAAGGTAAATAAAAAGGAGCAGCAGATGTTACAAGAGCTACGTTGCTAATTAATTCGTTTTGACCCACAAAATCCGAAAAAATTGCATTTGAACATAATGTATAAACACCTGTGTCAATATTAGTTGTACCTTCTTTAAATTCTACTTTATATGTAGGAATAATACTATTAGTTAGTAAATCCTGCATTGTCATTGTCCCAAATAAAGATTGAATTTCTGAAGTAAGTAAAGCCGAACCATAACCTGTTCCAGGGTCAGTGCCGTAAAAAGGAACGCCTGATACACCTATAGAATATAACTTATCAAATGTAGTGGCTCGATTCGAAGGAACTCCATTTGTACTAAATATAAGCTTTCCTTGTGTAGTAAATAAAGGAGATAGATCGTCTGTGCTTTTACCGATAGCTAAAGCAAGCGCCATCATACCGCCGATAGAAGTTCCGCAAATTACGTCAAAATATTTCCAAAGTTCATTCGGGTTTATTCCCCATAACTGAACAAATTGTGATAAAAAATTAAGAGAAAGATAACCTCTTTCTCCCCCTCCGTCTAATTCTAATATTCTAAGAGTATATGGGTCAGACATCTATTATATTACCTAATAAACTTGTGTTTTCTTCAGTAGTATCATTACAACATTTAAAACAACAATCATAATTATTCTCATCATGAACAACAGGTTTAGTTGAATTATAAATTTTAGCAGCAATATCTCTTTCATAATAAAACATTACTCGGTGACAAATATTAACTATGGGTGAAGTTAATAATCGGCATATACTAAGTAAAAACATAAATTATCTCTAATTATTAACCAAAGGACCGGGTGTAAAAGGTCTTGGATCTTTAACCGGTTTAGGATCATCCTTTACCAAAGGAGTCCTTAATTGTTCATTAGGCTTATCAAGCTCATCTAGCCCTACCCAAAGTCCTGTCCAGATTTTCTGATCACCTGCCCATTCATATTGCTTATGTAGTTTTTCATACATTTTCCAGCTACGATCGCATTGATACCGTCTCTTTTCAATTCTCATAATAACTATTTAGATCATATCCTATTGTCATATCAACATTCTCACTATCGTTAGCTGTTGCTAATGTAAAGACTTCATCATATTGAGCTTTAAAACTATCTGCCATTTCAGGTTTATACTTAACGGAAAGCATCCATGTAAGACCTGCCGCTAAGGCTGGATACATACGCGCCGGTACTGATGTTGTATTATAAAACTCACCTACATCATACATTGTTTTTACAAACGAATACTGTAGAACCAGATAATCGTTAGTCGGAGTTGGCCAAAGATTAATATTCGGCGATAATGATTTATCAAAATAATAAGTAGTCGGTCTTCCTTGGAGATACTTTTGGGAAAAGGATAAATAAGTATCACGGCTAATCGGAGTAATTCTTAAATCAATAGTACTATTACCAAAATATATTTCCTGTAAATTTAATATAGCCCCTCCTATTTCTCTAATTCTGTATGTCATTGCTGCTACCGGAGTTACGACATCAACCCATCTTGTTACACCAGTTTCATAAGAATAAGGATGAGTCCAATCAACGTTTAATGTTGACCAGTTTATATTATCATTGGAATATTCAACAACTAAATTATAATTACCTGATATATTTGTTCTTACTCCTATAAAGGTAATCGTCTGTGTATTACCCGCTCCATAAGTATAAGATATATTGCCGTCAGCAACGTTTTGAACGCATGAAGTGGAAAAGTCATTGTCAAAAGCAAGTAAAGGATTACCGCCTCCAGCGCCGTCATATGTACCCGCTGTATTAGATTTTGATGTTCCATTTAATTGTCTTGTAAATGTTCTCTGTAATACCTCTAGAATATCTGTAATTGATGTACCAAGTGTATATCTGGATTGTCCCGTATTTAGAGGTAAATACTCTTTGTTTATTGTCCAAAGATTAATGCTCTTACTAATCCAGTCAAGAAGAAGAAAATTAAGACTTCTTCTTGCTGATTGTAGTTGAACAGGTACTAATTGATCACCGGCAAAACCGATTCTCTCAAAACATTCGAGAATAAGATCATCGTTTTCAAGTGATTGAAAGTTATAAGTTCCTGATATAATTGCCATTTATTAATTTGTCCATATACAAGTAAAATTAGTAATACTAAGTATTACTGCATTTGTTGCTATAAAAAGAATTTTAGAACACATCGTATTACCAGCTGTATTACTTGAAGTATAATTAATACCAGCGTTTAATAATGCTACTGTTGTTGCAGGTACTGATATTAATTCAAAATTAGCAGGTCTACCTGCACAAACAGCTGTTGTAATGGAAACTAAAGGTGATCCATAACCTCTATATAACATGACATTAGACGGAGAGTTTATACCTATAATACCCATTGTGTTTATAGCCGCCACATAACCTACAGGAGATGTATAACTACATGAAAACTCAGGTTTTAGATTTGTAAAATTATTATCTAAAAATTCTACTAAAACAGCTACGTTTCTATTAGAACCTATTGTAAAACCATTAGCTATATTACCACTAGTTGTAATACTTATAATCTTTTCGTACATTCCTATGGAATCAACAGTATTAACGTTAGCTCCGGCTAGTACTTCAGTTGTATAAACTCCGTTGTTTACTCCATATATTGTAAATAAAGTACCTGATATATTAGCAGCGCTAGTTATAGAAACAGACGAAGAATAACCCCTTTTTATAAAGTTAACTGTATTATCAAGTTCTACATAACTTCCATTTAGGGTAATTTTTCCAGCAGGAGCTCCTGCTGGAAAGTTACCTATATTAGAAGCGTTAGAAGCATTATTCCCAGCCGGCAAATTAACACTTTTTCTAAAAACAGCCATTTATTTTTTACCGGTTTCTTTTTTAACCTTTATATCCATTTTTACCATACCCTTTTTCGGGGCACTTTTTTTAGTGCCCTTACAAAGAATATTAGCAAGTGGTCTACTGTGTGATGCCATTTGCTACCTCCTTACATTGATATTGCATAAGCGCAACGCCAGTTAGTTACTCCAAAAGAGTATCTTTCTTTAGCTGCAAACCACATATCACGAGTAGCATTATCAACCCAGCTCCATGCCTCAAGCTTATCTCTTTCATAATGGATAAGCCCTCTTTCCGCATCAGTAACGATAGCTGAGAAAGTAGGTGAAGTAATATAGTTATTAACTGTATAACCACCAGGAATATAACTATCGTTATAAATAGCGTTTATATCGTTAACTCCTGAATAGTAAACTCCTCCATCACCAGCAGCGTTATTCGGAGTATTAACAGAAGTTCTATATTGGCTATTAAGTATAATACTAGCAGCAAACTGGTTAGCCGGTCCGACTACTAGAGTCTGAGGCATAGTTTGAGTTAGAATACCACTTAATTGTTTGAATTGCTGAATCGCAACAATAGCATTTTGTATACCTACTTCACTAAGTGCTACGTTAGACAGGTTGGAGTTAGTACCTCCATTGTCTAGTGGGTGGTTGTTAGAGAAGAAAGGCACGCCATCACTAGTTAGAGTAACGTTTCCTAAATTGAAAACGTTAGCTGCTACCTGAGACTTGGCTGCTCTTAAAGAATTTCTAAGAGCAATCAAGTGCTGAGGGAACTGTGATTTATAAAGGTTATCCTTCATAGCTTCATCGGTTATGGAAAAACTTAATCCATAAGTAGTATGTAGGTATGAAGTTTGGTAACGCACAGTCATAGTATCCTGAGCAACAGCTGCTCCTTCATTCTTGACTTGTGCAATTCCTAGAGACTTGAATTCATCTTCAAACTCGATTTTCTTATCTGAAGTATAAGTCTTAAAAACTTTTTTCCATTGATCAGGGTATGTATCGTAGTTACCGATAACAACTTTAACCCCTGGTCTAAGTAATGGATATATCGATGCGGTATTGATTGACATTTATTTAACCTCTTTATATTTCATTAATTATTAAGCAGGAGTTACACTTGCAATACCTGGTCTAAACGCATGATTATTAATAATCCCGTATACGTTTAAGAATGGAGTATTGAAATATGTACCGGCAGTTCCATCAGCCGGTTGTCCATAAGTAGCCGGAACATTTTGTGGATCTTGAGTAAATCCTAAAACTTTAAATGAAGTGGAGGCGTTTCTAACATATTCATTTCTACCGTCTGGAACGGATGGATCTGCATCACCTGTACCTGCTAAGGAAGGACATGCATAAAATGTTGAAACTCCAAGAGGATTAGACGGACCTGCTCCACCATAGTTAGCTATAAGTGGGTTGTCATTATAACCAGCTACAACAGCTCCTGCTCCATTCCATGTAGTAATAGTTGTTAAACTACCTGTGTTACCATTTCCAGCATTTGGACCTCTTCCAGTTAATAATGCTAAATTAGAGCCTATAATTGCACTGTTAGCCGCTCTAGGGTTAGCCGGCACATGTCCGGTATTAGGCCATGTTGCATTTTGAAGCTGCATACATGGTAATACTAAAAACTGTGTATTTGTAGCCACATCAGAACCTAAGTAAGTTCCTAATTGAACATCCCATATAACATTCGGATCATCAATAACATAAGCTTTAACAACAGATGTAGCAGTAGTTCCTGCTACCCAATATTCCTGATTGTAATAAGTGCCGTTTACCCAGTACTCACAACCCATAAATACACCTACTATAGGAGGACTGGTTGTAACAGTCGTTGCGTTATTACCCGCTTGTAGAGTAACAGTTGGGTTATATCTGGTAATAGTTGATTGACCCCCTTTGTAATAATTACCTACAACTGAATCAGCTATAGCAGGTGCAAAAATTACAGGATCGCCTTTATTCAATGTTGAAGCAGTAACAACGTCTATAACGTAATTACTATTCGTTCTTATATCGTCAGCTCCACCGTTTAAATGACTATGAGGTCTTAAACCAAAGGGAGCATTTACGCCATACGCCATAAATTTACCTTAAAAATAGTTAAGTTAATTAAAAATATTCTTTGTGATTTTATCTATTTGAAAGGCTAGATGTGCCCATGAAGTATTGAAACTTCCCCGACATGATGCGGATATATTTGCTTTTTTGCAGAGATAAAAGCTAACTCAAAGCCACTAGGGCGGAATTTATTGAATAATATTATGACATAAAAATTAACTAAATGTCAATTAGTTAATTTTTATGTTAGAGAGTAAATCATAACTGATACCCCTTCAGGGAAATCAGTTAACATTTCACCTGATAAGTCGGCAAGTACTATATTTACATAGTCTTCCGTCTTTACAACGTCATAACCAACCCTTGTTTGTAGCGGAGGAGTACTATTATTGTTAGCACAACTTATAAATACTCCATATTCTGTTGAGCCCATAGGAGTTGTGAAATTAATAGTATATTGAAAACTTAAGGAATCATAAGTTATATTATCTACATTATAACTACTTGTTACAACTAATGTACCCGATGTATTTGTAAAACGACACCATGCCTTAGATATATTAGGACCTATGAACGCAGTAGTAGCGCTTAAACTGGCTATATTACTGATGTTACCGCTTGTATCTATCTTAACGCCGTTTAATATTAAATATGAAGTACCTGTTGTATTAACGTTCATATCAGTATTGTTAGCTGTATTACTAACTTCATTACCGCTAATAGCAATATTACCTGCTGTTACCTGATCAATTTCTATAGTATTATTTAAATTAATAACAATAGGATCACCAAAACTACTTCCATCACCATTTGTTACAGTAATATTGCCATCACCGGCGAGCAGTGTTATGTACCACGGATCAATCTCCTCATTATTAATAACAACTATACCTTTTGTTAATGAACCTAAATCATTAATTTTGTTTATTAATGTTGGAACATCAATGCTTACTGTGCCACTTGGATTAATTACTGTTCCGTTTGTTACGTTAATACTGCTATTTGGACTATTAACTGTAAAAGTACTAATAGCCGGTACTCCGTTACCAAGTGGCAATATTAACCATACACCATTAGCAGTTGTGCTATCACTAAGTGTTATTGCAAGGCTTGCACCAACAGCTAAATTAACTAACTGTGTCGCTCCATCGTTTAACTTGATACTAACAGCGTTAGCCCCAATATTACTAAACGCTATTGAAAAGCCCGGTCCTGTCTCAGTAGCGTCAGGTAATATTAAAGATAATGCTGCCACATTAGCATTTATGCCCATAAGGTCTTGAACAGTAGTCTTGGATACATCCGAAGAATACGGATAATCAAGATATACATCTTCATTCATTATTACTTGTGCATAACTGCCGTTTGGTGGGTAATACGCCATCTTAATTTCTCACTGTTCCTATTGAATGACTTTTAACATTTTCATTTTTAAAATTATAAGCAGGTGAAGTAACAACTCTTTCATGAGACAAGTTGATTCTTCCTTCTTTTTCAGCTTCGCCAATTGCTAGTTCTCTCTCAAGTAAAATAACATCACCTTGACATATATATTTACGTGATAAAGGGTTACGATCCAGAATATCGCAAAATCTTTCAGGGTCTCTATCAATAGGTACTGGTCTCCAACCTCTACGAAGACTTGCATCTAGCGCGGAATCATTTTGACCCCTTATACTATGTCTTTCCCAAAAATATTCAAATCCCGGCTTCTTTATATGGTCAGGCACATCAGTTGAACTAACATAATCCATGTTGTATTTAACACGATTAGGTTCTTTATCAAGCTTTCTGCTCTCTAAACCTCTTGACTGTCTCTCGCTACTCATTATTTACCTCTTCTTGATTCTTTAATATCTTCTATTTTAGCTTTAAGATAATCTTTCTCGCTAATACCTAAATTCTTTGCATAATCCTTTTCCCATGAGTCAAGTTTAACCTGAATCGTACTAGTATTACCACCACTGGAAGAAAAATTATTACGCACACTACCAACACTTGAGGTCTTATAACCTGACTTAGGCTTTTCTACCTTGATCGTATCAATAAACTCATCAAGAACATCAAGGTAATCATCACTTAAGATATCCTCAGCTCTACCTTGGCGTCTTAATTCCCCATCAAACTCCTCTATAAACGTTGCAACAGCTTTCTGAATACGAGGATTATACTTATTTGAACCTTCGATAAGTTCAGGTCTATTATTTAACCATTCCTTGGCATTATCTAGTACCTCTTCATCAATTTTTTCAGCTCTCTCGGGTATATCTCTAGTCTCTTCCTTCTCTGTTTCTTCCGCTTTATCTATTTTACCATTACGAGCTTCAAATTCATTAAGCTTCATTAAGGCTTTATAGTATAAATCGTCAGCTTCAATAAGCAGGTCAGGGTCTTCACCAAGTAAAGCCTGTTTTCTAAGCCCTTTTATCTTCTCAAGATCACTAACCAGATTACTTTTATAAAGTTCAGCGTTGGAACTGATAGTATTTTGTAAATATTTTCTTAATTCCTCGTTCTCACGCTCCAATTTCTGACGATCAGCATAAACACCTTTGCGTTTTTGCTTCTCTTTATAATATTTTTCCCTTAAAAGGTCGGCTTCGCTAGGTTCGTCTTCCTTTTCTTCCTCTTTAGCCTCCTTTTTAACGTCTTTTTGGGTCTCTACTTCCTCCTCATCAGCAATATTGGCCTGCTCAAGGTCTTCCAAATTCTCAAGCCCATCAACCCTTGGGTCAACATAATCTTTTTTTTCTATATCTTTCCCAAAAGTACCTGCCTCCTGTTCTTCCTGAAGATTTTTATCAATTTCAGCTAAAACAGCAGCAGTATCGTCATTAGGATCAATGCCGTAGGTTGTATTATCTTTCATTTTTTACCTATTATTTTACATATCTTGGATCAGGCACTATCATCATCGGCGCATCATCTACAATTGAAAACACAGGTAATTTCTTATAAGTATATCTAATACCTGCATGTCTTGGGAAAGCTACCCAATCACCTACTTTATACCAATGTCCCCAGTCTTTATAACGCTCACCGCTAAAACCGCACTTACCGATTTTAGCAACATAGCCAACTATCTCATGGAAAATATCCTTGGTGTTATCAATAATAATCCCACCTTTTGTTTTCTTAGGTTGGATGTATAATCTAATTAAAATATCAGTAGGTTTAATAGTACAATCTTCAAATGACTTTAACTCTTCTTGTAAGTCAAAACTATCAAGATCAATGCCTATCTCATCGTTATCTGAAAAATCTGATTGCATAAAAATATTACTCATTTATTCCGTCCTCCCTGCTTACTAGTTTTATATAATCCTCAAGTTTTGTTAGTGCATATCTAATACCAAGATTAAACTTATAATCCTCCATAGTAGCTATACCACCGCTAACAATACGATTCTCAATGCTTTCTAAAGTATCCTTAATGTTTTTATTAATCTCTGTTACTATATATTCATGGTCTTTCATTATTTTTATCCTCCCTATTATTAAAATAACAATTACATTCTCCACATAATAAAATCTGGATAGTACGTATGGCAAAAACTGATTCGTTTTCATAGCCACATTTATTACATTTATAAATATTAACTGTTCTATAATTAAATTTATAATCCACCAAATTTACTTCTTAATTTCTCCATTTCAATTTTAGCCTCAAGCAGTGCTTTCTCTTTCTCAAGTTTAAGTTTCTGCTTAGTTTCTTCAAAGTGCAGCTGTGTTTTAAAGCTATCTGCTTCTAGCTGATCATCTGCAATTTGTTTTCTAATTAAGCTTTCCTCTCTCTTCTGTTCGATTTCAGCTCTAATTAACTCATTAGGGTCAAGTTGTTTATCCTCATCAACATTATTACCAAGTCCAAGAGCTGTTATCGCTTCAGCTGCTCTTAGTGCTAACATGTCTTGGGCTTCCCTGTCGTTTGGATCAACCTGACTTAAATCTATACCCATCGCATTCTGCATCTGAAGCATGAACTTAAGCGCCATATGTTCTTGTATATGTGCAGCAGAAGCTTCATTATCAACACCGGAGTGCACAACAATATGCGCATCATGGTTCTGCTCGATACCTGCTCTTACAGGTTTACCCTGCATCAAGTCCATGTTCTCGGTTATCGGATCACGAGGTTCTACCTCCTCTTGTTCACCTTGTGTTAATAAGCTTTCTATCTCATCCTGAGGCAATCCTTGCGCCTTGAATATCATTTTAATAGCTTCAACAGCGTTTACTTTATCTGGTAACTGCATAGCTGTTTGAAACACAGCTTCAGCTTTCATTACCCGTTCAATAGTAGAGTTAATAGAAGGGTCGGATACTGGTACTAACTGAACAGAATCAACATAATGATCCCTTGTGATAATATATTCCTCGCCGTTAACAAAAAACTCTTCACGATCTATTACTTCCTTAAATATCTCATCAAGAAGTCTTAACTCTTGAGAAAATGAATTATGAATGGATTTTTGAACTTTAGACTGTATTTTGTTCTTCTCTTGCAGGAATGCAATAGCCGTGCCCGTCGGGATATCCTCCTTGCTGTCCATCATTCCGAGTTCACTGGTAGATAATTGGTCCTGCATCTGACCTATTATCTCCTGTCTTAGCTGCATCAAAGCCTGAGACGGCCCATTGGCAGGAAGAGGGGCAAACATCTGTCTTATATCGCCTGCACTATCTAGAAACCTCCATTGACCAGCACCAAGAGTTATATCAGTTATCTGCTGCTTGCTTGTTCCTTTCTGAATAAAACCAGCTGGTAAATTCTGATAGGTCGCTGCATCAATAGTCTGTCTTAACATGTTGGTAACTGTTATCGCCCCATTACCCGCCATTCTGGCCAGTCCTTGACCCCATATGTCAAACCCAGTGTAGTACTGGTATGCAACGAAGAACTTGCGTCTCTTGAACTCTTTATCGTTTTCTTTCCAGTTACGCTCGATCCTTAGTATCTCTCTGCTTTCCTTATCTATTGTAACTATATAAGGTTTAGCCACCTCTGTTATTTCATCGGAATTATAACTATCCTCAAATGTCTCAAGGTTTAAATAGATGTGAGACTCATAAACATCATGGAGCGAACGCTGCGTATAAACATCAAGGTCAATAACGCTGTTGGATGTTTTGGTTTCTTCCTCACTATCATTATAGCTGTTATCGTTCTCATTTGCTCCAACTTTTAGATAAGGTAGTTCGACATCACGATATATTTTGTTCTTCTGATTAAGTAATACTTCACGAGCAGATAGTTTTAGAATATGTGTTAATCTATCTGAGTCGAGAATCGAACTGCAATCTATATTAACAAGGAAGTTCTCAGGTAAGATAAATCTTGATAAAGGCATTTTAAGAATATTATCGTAATAAACCTTACGAATGATTGTGCCGTAAAACCCCAAATAATATATAAACTTCTCATAGTCCTTATAATATTCTGCGTCTTTAACAGTTAGATAATAATTAAGCCACTGACTCCTTACTTTAGATATATATTCCAGTTCTTCTGTTTCCTGTCCGAATATCTTAAAACCGGCCGGCCCGCTTTCCGGTAACATCTCAGCTACAGTCGTTGCACAAAAACGAATCACAGCTGTCGATAATGTACTATCTACAGTACGACAAGCTTGTGAAAAAGGAATACTAGTTAAATCTTCACCATCGTAACCAGTATATTTTTTAAGCTTGTTATGAAGATCAAGCCAAGGTTGTCTTGCTTCTATATCCTCATCAATAGCCTCAAGTACAAATTCAGCAAGCTTCTTAAGCGTGCCGTCTTTCATATTAACAGCAAGGTTGGAATGAAATTTGCTGTCCTTTGGTTTATCCTGATCAGGGTCTCCTATTTCATAAACACTTGATCCGTCTTCAAGATCATTAACCTTATTAATAACATCCAAGTTAACGTTAGGATCAATTGCCGCTAGTTCGCTATCAAGAGTCGACTGCCTGTTAGTTCTGTTAAGCCGTAGCCTTTCTTTATTTTTCATTAATTGACAACAAAAATATTAATAGTTATTATATCTCTGTTGTCTTTTAGTTTTATTGTTTTCCTAAAAACAATTTTTCAATTATTTGCTCATTTCCCCTTAATCTTGTTGTTAGTCCTCCAACATTAAGGGGTTTTCTTTTATCTATACCATGCCTGCTTTTCTTCCTGTATATCATCAGGCTCATAATAGTCTTTAGGATTCTTAATACTGCTACCATCTCTAAGTACGATCAATGCTTGTGTTAACGTATCAGTATAGTCCAAACTCCTTGGATTTGGAAAGTAACTGACTTCGTTAACAAATTCATCAGCAAAGTCTTCCATCCTGTCGGGATTATTAACTTGTGCAGGCATCCATACAACACCAGCTTCAATAAGAGGAGTTATTAATCTAACACGCTGGGTTTTATCACCATGCTTGTTAGGGATGAATGGAAACCCATTAACACCAGCTCTTCTTAAATCCTGCAACAACGGCTCACCAGACGCCTTTGCTTCTATTACTATCTTATCAGGCCTCTTGTATATAGCTCTAGGTTGTGCGTACTCCTTTACATCCATATAGTTATCAGCAAGCCTTTTAATCCTTTCTCTAAGTTCTGGATATTCAAGCCTACCTCGCCAGCAGGATAATAATATCACATTTGTATTATCATATCTATCTTGGAATAATCCCCATGTGCTACAAGCAGAGTAAGCACTATCATCATTAGCAGTAAGCGCAGTATCCCAGCTTTGAATCACATAATCTATTTGAGGTAATCCCCACTTGAATAACTTAAACCAATGTTTCTTGATAATACCTCCCTCAAGTGGTGCTGGTCTTTGTTGGTAAAGAGCAGCATATCCATAAGAGCCCAATTCTTTCTTAAGCTTCTTAACATCATCGATCGTTAATCTATTAGTAAGTAATTCACCATCCTTTTTTCGCTTATCTTCCCAAGCTTTCCCACGTGTCCAGTACAAGGGAACAGTTGGGTGTTTGCATTGTGATTCATACTCTAAAGGTAATATAAGTTTTACCCATTCATTATTAATGTCGTTAGCTATTACGCTGCCAGATACATCTTTCTCATCACCTCTTTGCTGCACTAATATTCTTCTGTCGTTCTGAATATCGTTAAGCCTGTTATACCACTTCATCGACCACCAGTTATTAACGCTATCTCTTACAACCTCTGACTCACCACCAACAACATTGGGATCGTCGCAATTATGAACAAGAATATTATTAGCAAAGTAATTATTGTTGTCTTTTATCTCTAAGTTATAGACAAACTCAGGCACTTGTTCTTTTCTTTTAATAGATTTAACAGTTCTTCTTTGCATTTTTCTCTTGTGTTTTTTCCATGAAATTTACCATGACAATATTTACATAATGTAATCAAATTTTCAGGCTCTAAATTACATCTATTAAAGTCAATATGATGAACACATAATTTTTTACCGTGTTGTTCTTCTGTCAAATTGCATAATTGACATATGTGTTCGTCTCTTAACCTTATTCTAGCTTTAAATCTTTTAGTCCATTCAACAGGATATCTAATATTTGCTTTACCATGTAAATAGTTAGAATTACCTTTACTCCTCATTTTTATTGAGTGATGTTTATTCTTACACTCAAAACTACAAAACTTTGGTAACTTAGTCCTTTTAATAACTTCAAAGCTTGTATTACACTCCGAGCATAATAGTTTAACTCTTTCTTTTTCAGGTCTAACTCTATTCTCTTTACAGATCCTATTACAATATAACCTTGTCTTAGAGTTACTCTTTCTAATTACAAATATTTTATTACAAGTTAAACAATTTCTTTCTTCCTTTACACCTCGCCAAGATGGGTTATTCTCACCACTATAATATTTACTAAAGCAATTACTTGAACAAAATTTTAACTTTCTATTTTTCTTTTTATGTTTATTAGGTCCTTTCTCTGTTGTGAATACTATCTTACAATTATCACAAACATGAGTTCTTAATTGTTTCCCGTGTTCTAACCTACATTTAACCGAACAATAAGTTCTACCTTTTCTTATTCTACTATCACATACACGACAAACATATATCTCCTTGTTGTAATTCTCCTGCATTTATATAACCTTTACCCTCAACATAAACAGGGTGCTCATCAGTACACTCAATCGTAGAACCATCATCAAACTCAATCTCTAATATTGGTTTACCCTCATGCTTATAGTAAGTCTTTATCGGTTTATATTCCGTAATGTTCAACTCATGATTATAACTTAAAACATTAACATCAAGCTTATTATCAACAATATTACCAATGCTTATTCCCCCTGTTTCACATTGTATCATAGTATCCGATGTAACGCAAATCTGAATTGAACCACCACGACCAATAATAGAAGAGCCAACTGATGTAGATATACGATAACCAAGTTTGTCATTGGCAAAGTAACTCTTGGAGTTCTGGTCATCTCTTATCTTGAATAGATGCCCCCAATTCTCTTGATACCAGTTACTTTCTATTAGAAGCCTGCTCTTATCCGCAATGTCTAATGATAAAGAGTTGGTACATGATGCACTGATTATCTTTTCTGTCGGGTCTTTAATCCATACCCATGCAGGGAACGCAACGCTTATTAAATTTGTTTTACCAAGACGAGGAGGTATGTTTATTAATAAATTCTTAATCTCTCTTTTATAAACCAGCTCAAGATGTTCAGCTATCACCTCCAGAAACCATTCATCTACAAACTTGCTATGTCCCTCAATAATTGGCCACGCTTGTATGAAGAATGAATATAAACTCTGCTCAGCTCTTTCCTTAAGCGTAAATATCATTATTAATATCTTTCTGTTACATCCTTCTTTGCTTCTTCTAAAACCCTTAGTTTCTTGATAAGCAACTTAATATCATTTGTTATATACTCTTCAAACCATTGGTCGTAATCACCTATCTCTTGACGATATAACAATAATAATTTCTTATAGAATATATAATCATTCAAATATTGTTTCTTCATTTTAGCATAGTCATCAACCAAGCTAGGTAATATTTCATTATTCGACATCGTCAATAATCTCATGGGAATTTATATAATCTACTATAAGATTGGAAACAAGCTTTGAACCTGTGTTTTTAATATCATCAATATATTTTTTATCATTAATATAAAGATTATAATCCACTAACATTTCTATTAATTTCACAGGTTTTAAAAATATTGACTTATAAAAATCAACAGATGTTATTTCATCATTTAAATTTTTAATATAACAAACTATCTTGACTCTATTAGAACTATATTGTTCAATAAAATATGGTTGAAAATATCCGCATAGTTTAACTTTTTTATGTTCTCTATCATCACTATAATAGCTATAAAATACTCCCTGTTCATCCAAACTATAGTTTTTATTATTTAACTTTAACTGTTTACGTATCATATTAATTGATTTTATTAATGTTATATTTGAGTTTGTCATAATTTATGACAAACTCATTTCATAAGTATATTATCAAGTCTATCAAGGCTAAGAGATAACTTTTTATAACTATCGTAAGCTCTAATATCAATATTGTTTTCCATTAGTTCTAATATTAGATTCTGTATGTCATTTTTTAATTTTACAACTTCATATGTTCGCATCTGTTACCTCCAATGTTGTGATATAAAACCATGTCTAACCATATTATTAAGTCTTTCTATTGTATCTTTATCTCTTCTCTGTTGTATAGATTCTTTAAACTTAAAGAATGCATCATCATTTATTATAAATACCCGCCTTTCTTTAGCGTTGTATTCGTCATATTCTTTGTCTAAGTAATTAACTGTTTCTACTTCAGTGTGTATTCTAGTTATTTTAATCATTTATTGTGTAAATGTTTCTGGCTTTGAAAGATAATGTTCAATGTCCTTATTGATATCTTCACATAATTTATTTCCAATTAACTTTACCTGTGGGAAATCATCACAACCAAACAAATTAATTCCGCTAATTTTATATTTACTAAGATGTAAAAGTTTATATAACTTCATTTTCTTATATAGTTTTTTAATAATTTCCCTGTCTTCTCTTTTTGTTGCCATATAATATTAATCCTCATCTTTCAATAACTTAGTCTCTTCCACAACAAAATCAGCATCAATTGCAGTCTCGCTATCCATACCAAACCCCATGTCTCTACGATATTTATCATAGAGTTTAATATCTATCTCTTTTTGCCGCTTTTGGTTGTCTGTTAATGTGTTAATGTTCACGTTAACCTCAGGTTGATCATGATTCTCTTTCCACCTACCTTGAGTTTTGAGATAGAAGATCATTGAGGGTACATCACCAGCGTGACATTTTAATATTAAATTGCTCGCAACCCCCTCAATTGCAACGGCTTTACCCCTTTTATAGCTTTTGAAAACTCGGGGATCTCTTTTCATTATATCGTAGAAAGTACTATGTACTATGCCAAAGTAATCTGCTATCTGTTCTATCCTGAGTACGCTTGCTAAAGTTTCTACTTTTGCAATCTGTTCTTCCGTTAAAACTATTGGAGGTCGACCACCTAAATCTACTTCTTTCTTTTCTGACCCTGTAACATTTTTCAGCTTTTTAGACATTATCCTTATTCTTTAAAATATATCATCTTCTTTTTATTCTTTAACATTGCTTTTGCAATTTCATCATCTATCTCGATATATTCACCTTTACTATTTCTTAGAATATATCCGCTTATTTTCTGTTTTAATTCTTGTATCTCATTATCCATCTCAAACTTCCTAGAGCTCATCAAAATACTCAACTATTCGTTTAAAACCAATCAATCCTAAATGATACACATATACTATAAACACCACTAATACCAAGTGTTTTGCAGTTAGCAAACTATATATTTCCACAGCAGGGAATAGTGCCATGATGCAAAACATGTTGATGCTTAAGAATATTATATGGTTCATTCCCCTTTCAATAACCCTACTATCTGATTAACAAGCTCATCTTTCTTATTTATATCACCATTGCTAGTATTCAATATAGTAATACTTATTGCATTAACAAGCATACTAAGTAATTTAGCCGTATCAATGCCGTTACTCTGTACTTTAATTAAACCACTATCAAGAGTTAAGGTTATCTTTTCTTTAAATATTCTAATCATTAGTCTTATTTAATTCTTTTTCAATAGCGTAGTAAATACCATAATTTAATAATGATATTACAGTATTAAAATCTATATTAATAACCCCGCTTTTTATATTATTTTCATCATCTATTAAAAATATAATAGCTCCTGTCATATTATATTTGGAACATAAATCTTTCCCTTCCTTTTCCAACCCAGTAGCTTCACCATCTTTTATTAAATATTTAATAGGTATCATTTAAAAAATATCCTCATCTTTATTTACTTTCTGAATAAAAGCAGATTCTTCTGCTGTATTCTCATTAATCCATTTACCAACAATCATGCGGTATTGACTATTAATAGGTCTTGCTTCTTTTCGAGCAATATCCGTTAAAATATCATGATCTTTCTCATCTATTCTAAGCTGTATTATCCTTGTTTGCTTCTTATCTGTCATATTTTTAATACGTTTTAATAATATGTAATATAATGTATGTATTTGTTATATGTCAAATACTATCTTTAATAAGTAATTGATACATACTATTTTAATAATATGTAATATAATGTATGTGTTTGTAGTATTTTATTACATATTAAACAATACTAATTATCACTATTTAATATATAATAAATAGTGATAATTAGTATATATCAAATAACTACTTTATATTACAGTTACAATTATTTATATTCATACTTAATTCTATCTTTATATTACATTTACAATTACTTATATACATGTTTAATATTGTATTTATAATATAACAAATTATTACAAATACATGTAAGTAACAATTAAATGTAAGTATTTGTAGTATGTTTTCAAAAAGCACTTCGGCTACCAGCTACCAGATCAGCTAATACATAAGCTACCCTCCAAATCCTTATAACAAATGGCATTGGAGTGTATGGTAGCCGAAGTAGCCGATCTTTTCCCTATAGTAGACCAAATGAAAATATATTTTAAATTTTAAAAATTATAAAAAATTCTATCCACTCCCTTATAAGAATACTTCGGCTACTTCGGCTACTATATACTTAAAGAGTAATAAATATAAGGGATTAAAGGGTAGCCGATCTAGGTATCCGATAGGTAGCTGGTAGCCGATCTCTAAAATACCATGGTATAAAAGAAAAACAGCAACAAAAAACTCCCTCTCTTGAATTACCAAACCCCTTAATTTCTCATTTAAACCTAGTTTTTAGCAGCACATTCTTATACTTAGCTACCATACTATATTAAATAGACATTCACGTTTATAAACCCTCTTAAAACACGATTTCAAACATCTGTTACCTTAACAACACACATTTACTATTTGTAATAAAAAATAATTTTTAGTTATTGACACGTTAACAACATGCAGTTATATTCAGCTTACGAACAACTGATGATTGAAACGAAAAAGAGGACTAAGATGAAAATATATAAAAAATATTTAACTATGAACCCTATAACAGCATCTAATTTATATTTGGATGGTAAGATATCATATAAGAAATATCAAATGGCTTTCTATTCTGGTTATATAAATGAGGATGCATTACGTAAATTAATTTATGGATAAAGGAGGATTAACATCATGAACGGCTTATCAATTGTAATACTTACATCATTTTTATTAATTGCCAAATACGTTTATGTAACTTTTAGAAGTGATAACGTTGTTTATGTTAGAATACCAAGAGACAAGGTTATGATGATTTTCTTATGTATACTGGTGTTAACTAACACAATAACTTGGATACTGGCAACAATATAGGGGGTAACAAAATGAGTAGATTTGAAAAACTATTACTAGAAGAAAACCTAATTTATGGTAATCAAAAAGCTAATTATGAAATGAGGGTAATACATACACCTAATAAAGGTAAAAACGCCTTGGATGATGATATAATCCATAGCGAGCTACAGTTTACAAGCTTAACTGATTTCAACTTCTTTTTGTTATCTGATCATTACGACAATATTGATAAATATGATGATGACAGAATAATAGTTGTTAATCTTGAAACAGACGAGATTGTTTTTGATACTGATAGAGACGATTAACGAAAAATGAGGAGGATTTAAAATGACTGATGAGCATAAAAAACAATGGGAAAATGAATTGGATTACTACCATTTAATGAATGTTGAGACTGGTTATTCAA